ATGAATAAATTAGATATGTGGGGAGCATTTGAAACCTTAGCGTATCATATTGATGCAGGTAAATTAGTAACTGAATTACAAAGAATTTGTCAAAATAATGTAACTGTAATTAAAAGTGATGTTGTTAAAGTAAACAAAGACGGAAATAATGTAACCAGCGTAGAACTTAAAAATGGTGTTGTTCATCATAGTGATTTTTTTATTGATTGTACAGGATTTGCAAGTATACTTAAAGAAGCAGACAGGGTAGAACTGCTAGGTGAAGGTAGATTGTTTACTAATGCCGCTGTTGCTGGACACATTCCATATGATGATTTTGAAAAAGAATGTGTACCATATGTAAAATGTCCTGCTGTTGATCATGGATGGATTTGGAAAATTCCAGTACAATCACGTATTGGTTCAGGACTAGTATTTAACAAGGATATTACAGACGTAGAAGAGGCAAAACGCTATTTCTGTGAGCATTGGAATAATCGAATCAAACCAGAAGATTTAAAATTAATTGATTGGGTACCTTACTACAGTAAAAACTTTTGGGAGGGCAACGTTGTTTCGATTGGATTAAGTGGTGGATTTATCGAACCGCTAGAATCAACTGGACTTGCTAGTATGACTACGGGTGTTGAGAAACTAATGGATATGATCCCTCAATACGCTTATAATGATACTAATATAGAAACCTACAATAGAGAAATGGAAGTTTGGTATAATGACGCTGTTGATTTTGTAAACAGTCATTATGCTGACACAGAATGGGATACGCCATTCTGGAATTATGTAAAAGAAACACATGTAAAATCAGAAAAACATCTATGGTATGAGGATTGGTTAAAAGATCCACAACGTAAATTTTACACTCCTGTCCAATCAAGAACATTATTCCATCCGCCTAATTGGCACTTATGGTTAATACAAATGGGTTATCCTGTAAACGTAGATTTAAACTATATGCCACCACAGGAGATTGATTTTTTGTTACATGATTTTCAAAAAGCAGAAGAGATTAGAATGCACACTAGTTTAAAGCATACAGATGCTATCAAATCAACTAACTTAGGACTAGATTGGTTTCAGTTAGCCCAGGCTAGGGGCGATAGAGGATCGCTGGTATGAAAATAGTTATTGTCGGTGGAGGCACTGCCGGCTGGCTAGCCGCGCTAATGATTTCAAAAATACGTTCTGAACATAAAGTTACTGTAATTGAAAGCTCTAAGATAGGTATTATCGGTGCTGGTGAAGGATCAACTGGATCACTAACTAACATTGTACAAAATGAGATGTGGGATCTTGGATGTAATGAACAAGATTTTATTAAAGAATGTGATGCTACTATTAAACTAGGTATTAAACATATTGGGTGGAACAAAGATCCTAGTAAGTTTTACATAGGTCCAATTGACGGTAGCCCAACATCAAATGATCGGTCTGATCTTATTTTTCAGCATGCACTAGGTTACCGAGATAATAACTTATTACATATTTCAACAGAATTAGGTTATAAAATACATCATAATAAAAACAGTTTTGTAGAACCAGCAGGAAATCACGCTTATCATTTTGATGCTCACAAAGTAGGACAATACTTTAAAAAGATTAGTAATGCTGAACATATTGACAGTGAAGTAAATGATGTTATACTTAACAGTGAGTCAGGATACATTGAAAAACTAAATTTATCTAATGGTCAATCTGTAATTGGAGATATGTTTATTGATGCTAGTGGATTTAATCAAGTGCTAATGAAAGCAGTAGGTGGAAAATGGAAAAGTTATAAAGAAAACTTGCCTGTAAATAGTGCCTTACCATTTTTATTACCGTATGAAGATGATGAAATTATTGAACCTGTTACTAATGCATGGGCGCAGAACAATGGATGGTGTTGGCAGATTCCGACAAAGAATCGGAGAGGATGCGGATATGTATTTTGTGATGACTTTGTTACCCCTGATCAAGCACATGCTGAACTAGAGCAAACAATTGGACGCAAAGTTGATCCAATTAGATTATTAAAGTTTGATAGTGGCCGTCAAGAAAAGTTGTGGATTAAAAACGTATTGTCAATTGGCTTGTGTGCGGCGTTTGCTGAACCGTTAGAAGCAACTAGTATTCATACAACTATTTTCCAATTAAAACATTTTATATTTGGTTGTTTAGGATCACATGTCCAAGAAACATGTAATGATGCACAAGTAGAAAACTACAATAAAGTTAATGGACACTTGTACGATACAATGAAAGATTTTCTTGTAGCACATTATACCTGCGGCAGAAATGATACAGAATTTTGGAAACATATTGATAGCGGTGCAACAAAAACTGATTTTGTAAACTCCATTCACGAAATATGCAAACACAGAGTTCCTAATGCTACACTATTTCCAAGACAAGAAGGAAGTGCCGGATGGCCACTATGGAGTTTTGTTTTAACTGGTACTGGCGCATTAACAGATATAGTTGCACGTAAAGAATTGAACTATAATAATGATGTAGTGTTAAGTGATAGTGCATATCTATACCATGTTCAACAACATCATATGAAGTCAGAAAATTTACCCGATAACACAAAATATATAAGAGGAATGTAATGATCAAAGTTTATGGCGATGTAATGTTAGATCGATGGATTATCGGAGAAGCATCTAGGATTAGTCCGGAAGCACCTGTACCAGTATTGCTCGAAACACATCAAGAATTAAAACCAGGAGGCGCTGGCAATGTTGCATTAAATATTTCTAGTTTAGTTGGTGAAATTAGTTTATACGGTGCCATATCTACAGATAAAGAAGGATATCAGCTCGTCGAATGTTTTGATAAAAATACAAATATTGATTTTAATGTAGTAATGGATGCAAATGTAACCACTAGTAAAAATAGAGTAGTAGGACAAAATGGACAACAGATAGTACGATGGGACAGAGAAGAAAAATATTCTAATAATACTGCATTTGAAAAATTATTAAAAGAAATTAATAAAGACGATGTTGTTGTAATAAGCGATTATGATAAAGGTGTAATTAGAAAAAATACTGTACAAACCTTAGTATCTAAAGGATGTAAAGTAATTGTTGATCCTAAACAATCACCTGATTTTTATGATGGTGCATTTTTAGTAAAACCTAATATGAAAGAATATACTGAATGGTTTGGTGAATTTAAAAAAGAATTAGCTATTGTACATCTTAAAAATCATAACTGGAAATATCTCGTAGTCACAGACGGTGCAAACGGAATGCATGTACTATGTAACGATTTAACCTACAGGCATTTTAAAGAACCTGTTAAAGAAGTTGCTGATGTTACTGGTGCTGGTGATACTGCATTGGCAGTAATTGCATATGGAATTAACGAAGGTATGGATATTTTTAAAGCATGCGAACTTGCATGCTATGCAAGTGCAAGATCTGTTGAACATCGTGGAGTGCATGTTGTAACAATGCGTGATATTAAAAGAAAAGTAATATTTACAAATGGAGTGTTTGATGTACTACACGCCGGACACTTAGAATTGTTAAAATATGCAAAAAGTAGAGGTGATAAATTAGTAGTTGGTGTTAATAGTGATGCTAGTGTTCAAAGATTAAAAGGTTCTAATAGACCAATTAACGATATTGCTACACGTATTGAACAACTTGAAGTGCTTCCTTGGGTAGATGAAGTAAAGGTATTTACAGAAGATACCCCAGAAAATTTGCTCAAAATAGTCAATCCAGACTTGATTATTAAGGGCGGAGACTATATAATAGAGACTGTAGTTGGTCATCAAGATTATAATGTAGAAATTTTTCCTACAGTTAAAGGAAAGTCAACCACAAATATAGTAGAGAGAATACATGAAAATTTTAGTAACAGGACATAAAGGCTTTATTGGAAGTCACATTGCAAATTATATGTTGCATAAAGGGCACGAGGTTGAAGGTTTTGAATATGTTGAAAACGTTGTTCCGGCAGTAGATCAATATGATTGGGTAATTCATACTGGTGCAATTTCAGATACGACAGAAAGAGATATTGAAAAAGTTTGGGCTCATAATTACGAGTTTACGCTAAGGCTATTGCAAGTTTGTGATAATTACGGCACAAATATTCAACTAGCAAGTAGTGCAAGTGTGTATGGTCCATATACCGATTTTAATGAAGATGCGCCAAAATATCCGCAAACACCTTATGCTTGGAGCAAATACTTAGTTGATAAATTTCTAGTTGATCATGGAATTTATCAACCAGACTCATTTCAAATGAATGTACAGAGCTTCCGTTATTTTAACGTATACGGTCCTGGAGAAGGTCATAAAGGTGATCAAATGAGTCTTGTAAGCAAGTTTCAGCGTCAAGCAGAACAAGACGGTGTTATTAAACTTTTTAAAAACAGTGATCAGTATAAACGTGATTGTGTCTGTGTATATGATATAGTGCGTATACACGAACAAATGATGGAACAAGATGTTAGCGGTATCTATAATGTTGGAACTGGTAACGCAATTAGTGTAGAAAAAGTTGCTCAATTAGTTGCTGAAAAACATAATGCAACTATTGAATATATTGATATGCCTGATAAACTTAAAGGACAATATCAAGAATATACATGTGCAGATAATGCAAGATTACATAATACAATTCCAATTAGACATTGGATTACTGTGGAGGAATATTTAAATGGAGCCAACTAGACTTGAAGGCAAAGTAGATAAAGGTTGGGGATATGAACTAATCTGGGCAACTAATGACAAGTACTGTGGTAAGATTATGGTGTTTGATCGCGTTGGGGCAAAATTTAGTATGCATTTTCATAAAGAAAAAGACGAAACATGGTTTGTAAACAACGGAAGATTTTTGTTAAAATGGATCGATACTGAAACTGCTGAATTTAAATCGCAAGAACTTACTGAAGGAATGACTTGGCATAATCCTCCTCTTCAACCTCATCAAGTAGTATGTATGGAAGCAGGTAGTAGTATTACAGAGGTAAGTACTCCTGACAGTGTAGAAGATAATTATAGAATTATGCCAGGAGATAGTCAAAAAAAATCTCAGGCAATACCTGAGATTCTTTCCGATGAAAGTACGGGCTGTTAAGCCTGTGCTTCACCCCATTTAATAATAATATTAGCATTTACAGGTTCACCTGACGTTTTATAAACGTTTAGTGCCAATACGTCTGGTCCGTTCGGGAACGTACCTCTACCACCTAATGTAGTATTTGTAAGTTCTTTCAACTGTCCTAAATCTAGTGTAGCTCTTTCTCCAGGTTGCGCAATGAACGAGAATACTGTTTCTCCTGGTTGTGCATACGGAGGCTGTTGGAATGTAAAGTTAAACAAATCTCCTGGACTAACTGTACCATTAAACGAGTTATTAAAGTTAACTTTAAAGTATTCAATACCTCCTGATCCTGTAACACCAAAAGTTAACGGACCTTGAATACTGTTAACCGCTGTACCTGAAGGCATAGTAATATCAGGTTGGTTAGTTGGATCTCCTGCCGCGTCGCCTAATGCTGTGCCTGCTCTTGCACCTGATGCGTCCCAAACAGCTTTAGTAAAGAATGCATAAGAAGCGTTATCTAGATCGCCACCTTTTTCAAATGTTTGTATAGCACCGTTGCCACTGTTATTATTTGAGTTACGTGTAAAGTAAACTAAATATCTTCCGTAAATAGTCTGGTCTACAATTTGTTGAATTGTAGTTCCTGCTGGGAAGTATTCGTTGCCGCCGCCATCTGCATTTACAAGATCACCTGTAGATAAGTTAGCTTGTTCCCAAGATACTTGGTCAAAGTATGCATAGTTTCTATTTGTTCTAAAAGCCCACCATGGCATTAACTGCGCTGACGTTGTAACTTTTGGCATAACTGCCGCTGTAGTATATGTAGCAGTATCACCACTGTTCCAGTTAACACTACCGCCCGAAGCAACCTGAGCAAAACTTGGCTGTCCACCTTGTGCTAGTCCTGACAATCCTGTCCAACCAATATCGTTTGGATTGAGTGGGTAGTTTTGTGGATTAAGAATACCTTCAATAACAATACCACCGTAAATTGGTGCGTTAGAGTTGGTTGGATCAAGTCCGTCTGAGGTAATTTCTAGACCTTGCATAAGTAACTGCGCTCTGTTTAGTAGTTCTCTATCTCCTAAATCTCCAACAATAGCATTTGAAACACTAGGTGCTAGACGTAGCAAGAACGCTGTTTGTCTTGTTGTTGTCACTGCTAGTCCTGTTTCTGTGTATGAGAAGATATAACCACGATCTTCGTCGAATCCGCCATCTGTAATAAACGCAGAACCCCAGTGACTAATAAGCGGAGTAATTGTATTACTAATTAATACAACTCCTGTTCTAATCTCATGATTACTTGCTGGACCAGCTTGATATTGTCTATTGGCTCCAGCTTGGAAATTACTTAAGAATGTCCCACGTGTACAGTTTAGAAGTCGTTTAGCAGTATGATCAATTGATGAATATGTAATAATTTCGTTATCAATATACACTGTACCGTTGTTTGGGAAGAACTTCGATTCTACTAACGGAATATAATCTTGAGTAGTATCCATGCTTTCCGCTAGTGCAGTAGTTGCACCTTCGTTAGTAACTTCATAACGCACAGGCAAGTTACCTGAACGCATAAATGCTTCTGTGTTTACGTTTGAGTTACGCATTCTGTGACAGAATACAAAGTTACCATCAGCACCACGTAGCATCCAGTCAATAAAACCAGCACCATACCAACTGTATTGAATACCAATCATCTGCATGTATCTAACATCCATATTGTATCCACTTGGCCCTGTGCCGTCTAGTCTGTCTAAGTTCCATTCTTCTTGTAGAACTTTTTTATCTGTAATTAAGTTAATTTTGGCTGCACCTATTGAGCTAACACCTCTATAGTCTGGTGTTACAGTAATTTGTGAGTTTGAGTCAACGTTAGCAACAACGTGTGTCATACCTTTTAATACAATTCTATCACCAGCTTTTAACTGATCTCTAAATCTTGTATTAGTACCGTAAAGAACGTTATTATCCGGTGTAGCACTTACTGTTCCAGCTAATTGTTTTGTACTTGTTCTTTGGGCTACACTTACATTTTTACCGTCAAATTCCCAGTAAATTCCGTTTTGATCGTCAAAGATGCCGGATCGTACTGTTGCACCATGCCAACTAACTACACTCATCTGTGCGGCAAATCCAAGTGTGGCTGTTGTACTTCCTAGTCTTCTTAAATTCTGACAGCGTAGTGTGCGCTCATCTACAATTTGTGTCACTATATATTCGCCGTTATACCCAGCTGTTTCAACTCCAATAAGTCTAATTTTACCACCAACTTGTGCGCCGTGATCATTGTCGTCAGTAACGATAGTAATAGTATTTCCTAGTTCTGTGCCTGTTGATGTTACAGTACGTACATCATAACTTGGAGCAAACAATGCACCAGTTGTGTACATAATACCTTTACCTGACTGGTATCTAATATATTTTTTACTCTGACGAATTGCTTGCGCACCGTGTTGTGGACCACCTGTGCCTAACTGCACGCCGCCGTCATATGGTCTGTGAATAAAGAAACTGTCTGGACGCATATAAATGTTACCTTGAATCTTATCAACAGTACTATCGCCGGCTGTGGCTTCTAAAATATTTCCTGGGGCTCTAGCATTGTATCTAAGTTTCTTAGTGGTCGGAATATTAATTGCAATAAACGAACCTGATGCTAACGAGTGATTATTAGTTCCTCCATCATCAGATGCAACGTCAACAATAAATGTATCACCTGGAACAATACCGTGTGCATACGGCCATGTAATTTCAATAGTTGCAAGTGCTTCAAAGTCGACTGCAGATCCTGAAGTAATTGTTTGAGTACTAAAGTCAGTAAGTGTAACACCGTTAACTAAATTTAAACTGCCGCCACCAGCGCCTGTTCCTTCAATAGTAACAGTGTTTAATCCGCCACTGCCGTCAACGTTTGTTACTAATACAGTAGCATCATTTGTAGGTGAAATACCTCCAAGTGCTGTTCCTTCAATAGTAATTTTGTTACCAATTTGATAAGCTGATCCCGATGCATTAATTGCAATCGTATATGTTCCTGCTGTTCTAGTAATATTTAATGTGCCGCCTGCACCAGCATGTGCTTGATTAGTACCTGCAACACCGCTAAATGATGTTGGTAGTGCAGGAGCACTGCCTGCAATAGTTACGCCTGTAATAGATCCATCAGTTCCACTTACAGTAGCAACAGTTATAGTAGCATCGTTAGCTGGAGTTGTTCCACCTAATTCTGTTCCAGCTACTGTAAATGTTTGATCTAAATGATAGTCTATACCAGCTGTATCAATAGTTGCGCTATAATTTATACCGTCATTTGTAATGTCGAATACTGCGCCTGATCCTGTTACATTTGATAATGTTTTAGATGTAAATGTGCCGCCATTAAATGCTGTCGGGATTGAAGATTCATCAGCACCTTCTAATCTTACATCAAGAATTCCGCCAACACCATCTACTGCAACAACTCTTAAATACAAATCATTAGCAGGAGTTGCGCCGCCTAAATCGGACCCTAAACATACTAATGTATCAGCTGTATTATATCCTGTTCCTGCTTGTGAAAACTGTATACCATATGATGTACCATCAACGTTAATAGTAAATTCAACATTAGAACCTGATCCCCCAGTAAACGATAAACCAACTCCACCGAACTGATAACTTCTAATTTGACTAGGAGGCGTACCTTGACTCCAAGCTACGTTATCTGCTTCTACAGTAGTAATAGAGCCACCGCCGCCAACAGATGTAATTTTACCTACAAAGTCGTTGCCGCCTGATGCTTGATTACCGTCTTGTCCAGATCCGCCTAAGAGCTGACTACCTACAATACGGATCCTATCATTAATAGCAAATCCTGATGTATCGTTTGGTGAATTAATATCTACTGTTGTAAAGCCGCCTGATTCGTATGAAATATCAAAATTTGTTGTACCAAAATCGCCGGCAGCATTGTTATATGTAGATGTTACTGCTAAGTAAGAAATGCTTCCGCTTAGTGCTGTTCCGCTAATACTTGCACCAGTAATACCACCCGTACCGTTAACAGTAGTAATTACAATAGTAGCATCATTTGCTGGTGTTTGTCCACCTAAGTTGTCACCTGTAACTAATACAACGTCACCTGCAACATATCCGCTACCTGCTTGTGCAATACTAGCTATGCTATAGTCAACTCCGGTTCTAGTAATATTAAACTGTCCGTTGTTACCTACTGGAGAAGCAATTGATCCTGAAACACCTGTGTATGTTTCTGTGTTTCTAGTAATTGCTGTGGTAAAACTTCCACTCATACTAATTGTATTACCTACAATATTGTTAACAAAGATAGCATCATTACTTCCGTTATTTGCCGCTAGTCCTGGAACAATTCCCACAGTAGTAGCAACTTGAATATCTGTATTACCTGGGGCAACATCAGCCGTTAATTGTAAAGGTAGTGCTAACCCGTTAGGTGTACTTGAAATAGCTGTAACCTGTGTACCTACAGGAAATGCCGGGTCATTAATTGGAGCGCCAACTTCTGGTACGTCGCCTGTAAATGCAAGTCTATTTTCGCCTGGTTGAGCAGTTAAACTTAGTGACATAGTACCTGCTGTACCATTACTAAACACATCAAATGCAGGCTGTCCAATACTAGCACCAGTATAAAACGCACCTTGTCTTAATTGAGTATATGTTGTAGAAAGAATTTCACCGTCAGTTGTACCAACTTTTGCTTTTGCATAAAAAGTAAATGTGGTATTTGTTGGAACTTCAATAATAATAAACGAGCCTTCAGCTCTTGCCGCGCCAGCAACACCGTCTTCTAGTGCTTTAATTGTAATTGGTGTGCCAGGTATAAAACCGTGTGCACCAATTGTTGTAACTGTAATTTTACTTGATCCAATTCCTTCTGTTCCTGCAGAAGCGTCTGTTTGTACCTTTTGTACTTGTGTATCTGTGCCTGGAAGTTCATATACACTTGGATACCCTCTCATCATGCCAATAGCTGACCACTTTGTAGGCTGTAAGCCGTATTCAAAGTCAGCGTCAAGCATTGATAACGGAGGAGCAATACGCATACGTTCAATGGCATCTGTACCAAAGTCATATGGTCTTGTTCGTTGTTCTGGACTATCAATAAAGATTTGAAGTTCGTCACTTTCGCTCATAGACGATGTATTAAACGTAAGATCTAAAATAGTTACCGAGTCGGTAGTCTGTAAATACTTTGGAAAATCGCCGTCTGCATTATAATTTGCATCAGTTGAATCAAACTTTTCAGTATATCCGCTACTATCTCTAGGAGTAACATCATTTTTACGTGTAACTATGCCGCCTTTGGTTACATCTGTAAAGTTATAAATGACTTCTGTTTTCGTTGTGTTCGTTACAATTAACAAATCACTTGAATCATAATTGCCTTGGAATCTAATATGTCCTAAACCTTTACGTTGGAATGTTGGTAATGCACTTAATCCTGATGTTAATACATTAACAACAAGTCCAATTAATGTTTGAATAACTGTGCCAGCTGCCGGTTCGGCAGTCTTTGATAAATCAATTACTTGTGCAACATTGCCTTGATACGGTGTTGATTGTGGAGAATTACTAAACACATGATTGATAATTAAATCACGTGTAAATTCTTTTGCTTTAACTTCTGCTACTCTATCTCCGTCAACCTGTGCAACTTCTTTTTCAAAATATGTATTTGCAATTCTATATGTTTCAGAATTTCCAGTATATCTTAAATCAAATGCGTAAGCATCAACGTTAAATCCTGTGTCTCTTTCACATTTTTCTTTATTATATGTGTAACCAACAAATCCTGTAGCACCCTGTCCTACTTGTGCTTGGATCCATGCCGCAACTTCGGCCTTAATAAATTCTTTATTCTGTGTTAAAAGTGACCATGCATTTGGATAGGTGTTGTCGTCTAGACCCAATCCTGGATAAAACTTGTAATTATAAATCTTTTTCTTTGCCATTCTTTATGCTCCAAATGCTACCGCAAGAGCTGTTGCTGTTGCGTCTACATATCCTTTACTTGTTGCGTGTCCTGATTGTGTAGGTTGTCTACTTAAAACAACATTATCTACAATATCCAAATCTCCATTTAACTTTGCGCCATTAAAGTTAATATTACTTGCTGAACTATCAGGTGCTGTTGTCATATCAATAGTATATGCTTTTACCTGTACAGGTTCAATATAACCAATATCAACATGATCAATTGATCCTGGTAGTAATCCTACGCTGTTAATTTTTACTACACCGTTAACTACATTAATTGCTTGCTGACCTAAATACGAAACTCTAAGAGTTCCTCCTGTTACGGCTAAGGACTCAAACACATTTGTAATTACAGGGCCGTCGTCATCTCCACCACCAGGTACTTCTTCTGGCGGCACATATGCCACAAATGGTGTCCCGTTCAACAAAATACTTTGAACGTTAATGACCGGTGCTGTTATTTTTCCAGTGCTATCGACACTAAAGTTTGGACTTTCAAATCCATTCTGTGCTTGAAATTTATCGTTTATTACTGCCATAACTTACCTTAAATTGCGCTCAATTGCTTAATTGTAATTGTTCCTCTCATAGCTGAATGTACTGTACATTGGTATGCATAGTTTCCGCTAATATTAGCCGGAATCTTCCAATATAATGTTCCGCTTGTTTTTCCTTGTGCATCTGATCCTATTGATTCTGTACCATCAGTTGCAACATGTACTAATCCTGTGTCATATGCACTGCCGCCACTTGTTTCAATTTGGAATGGATGACTTGCTAATGAAGAATTATTTAGATCAAATGCAATAGTACATCCTGACAATGCGTAAATAACTGGATCTTCTGTTGCTCCATATTGATCAAATTTATATCCGTTACTACTATCTGCTGTAACTGTTAAAGTTGTAATAGCACCGTATGCCATTCTATCAATTGTTTGGGGAACATCAATCCAATTTGTTCCGTTGTATGCCATAACCGAACCGTTAGCCGGTGTTGTAATTACAACATCAGTTAAGCTATCTAGACTATTAGTTCCGGAATAATCAATTGTAACTGTATCTCCAGATACAGTTGTTGTAATATTTGTTCCGCCTGCAATAGTAAGTGTATCTGTAGTGTTATCTGCTTCAGCAAGACCTGTGTCAGCTTGTACATTACTAAATGCATTTTGGTTTGCTTCACCTGAATTTGGCGAGCCAACATAATTAATTGTTAAAGTATCTCCTACAATTGCAGTTGCAATATTTGTTCCGCCTGCAATAGTAAGTGTATCTGTAGCACTATTTGCTGTAGTATTTCCAACATCGGACGCAACAGTTTCAAATAAATTTTGTACACTACCTGAACTAACTGTTGTAAATGTAAATCCGCCTGCACCATCAGTAGTTAATACTTGTTCGGCACTACCGTCTTCGATACCTAAATCAGTTAGTGCTGAAGGAATAGTAGGTTTATTGTTTAAGTTATTATAATTTGTAAAGTATGCACTGTCAAACCCGTCCAATGTATCAGCATCTAGACCAGCGCCACCTGATGAAACGTCAGTACCTGGTGCCCATTTGCCGCCATCCCATTTCAAAACATTTCCAGTTTGTGGTGGTTGCGAGACTGTGTCTACATCAGTTAAGCTATTAATGTTACCAATGTATGCAACTGAAGCTAAAGGACTAGTGTAATTTGTAATTGCTCCGCCACTTGTATCCATTAATAATTTATGCCAAGCTCCTGCGTGTGCAACATGTACAGTACCAGTTTGGTGATTGTGCATCAATGCACCGTGATAAGTTGAAGGACTAACTTGGTTTAGTTGGTTAGTTGTAGCAACATGAAATGCAATTTTATTAATTTTTGTGTCGTCGTTAGGAACATCAAGCTCTAAGTTTGAGTTTACAATATCTTTTAAGTTTGTGCCGTCGCCTAGTGCGCCGTACACTTCGTCAATGTTTGCATTAACTTTAGTTGCGCCAGATCTTAAACTGTCGCCAGTACCGTCGTTTGCCGCTGTACCTATATTAATTGTTGATTTTGCCATTCCTTACACCTTATCAAATGTTATATTTGTATTATCAAAATACGTTGTTGTTGCATCAAAAGTATTTATTCCAGATGCTTCCTCTGAGGATACATCTGCGACAATAGCAGGAGGAGTAAGTTGATGTATTGTCCTTGCATAAGTTGCATGGTAAATTAATTTCGCTCCTGTCCATGTTCTTGATGTTGGAGACACCATGACTTTACAAATACTTTCGTCTACAGTTACATTTATACTTACTAATTCTTGGTTAATGCTAGAACGCCCAAAGATAGATGCAACTGCTCTATCGGGTCTAGCAACAACAGAAAGTTGCATAATTTCTTTTTCATTTGAATCAAATTCTACAGTGATTTGGTAAATGGCGCTACTAAAGTCGCCAACGTGCCATTTGTCCATTACACTGTTGTTATGAACTCCAATCCAATTTCCTTTGTAACTAAAACTACTCTGCTGGGGTAGTAAAATAGTGTTGTTTAGCCCTTTTGAGAATAGACCGTTTAATGTTTTATTCATTTCACATGCTCCATATTGTATTTATCGTTTTGAAAATATATGTAGCACTATAATTTTATCGTAGATCAACTAAGCTATGAGCAAATTGATAAAGATTATCAAACACTTCTGTTTGTTTTTTAAGGTCTTTATTAGCAAAAGAATCTAATTTTTCAATGGTTTCTTTTCCGTGTCCAGTACGCAACAATACTGGGCGAGCTTTAGCTTTAACTGCGGCTTTAAGATCTGTAATTTTGTCACCAACGTATACACCGTTTTTCCAATCTACTCCAACTTCGGCAGCGGCACGTTTAAACATTCCTATATTGGGTTTTGCATAAATGTCATCTTTTAAATTAGTAGTTGAATAATATAATCCATTAATATTTTTACAACCAACTTCGCCTAATAACTGTAACATATAGTTATGCACTACATCAACATCAACTGCATCACAAATACCTTTCATAATGCCGGCTTGATTTGTTAAAATAACAACATCATATCCTTTGTCTCGAATCATTTTTATTGCTTCTAAACTTCCTGGAATAGGTTTAAATTGTTCAGGTTTAGTTACATATGTACCAATATCTTCGTTGATAGTTCCGTCTCGGTCTAATCCAATTACCGGTGTACTCATTTATTAAGGTCTCCATCTATCATCTGACCAACCTATCTTATCAGAATTAAACCATTTTAAATCTTCTAAGTAGATAAGATCTTTATCTATATACTGTTGTTTCCAAAAATCTACAAATTCTTTTGTCTCGGAAGTAAGTGATTCAACATGTGTGTCAACAAACTCTGCGGCTTCGTGTGTTAAAGGATGAAGTTCTGGCAGTAGCATATGTTGCGAGTCTGCTGTTCTATCAGGAACACTCTTAGGTCTGGTATCTGCAAATGCTTGATCAGTTCCAAAGTTTAATGCATTTAGTATTGGTGGGCAAGATGTTTGTATGTCGTCTTTATATGATTCTAGTACTGCCCTAACATCCTCTAACTCTAATTTAGAATTAGTTTTATTAAACTCAGGCGATAGTTCTTCCCAACCTTCTACTGGTTCTCTAAATGCTGTTGATACTACTTTACACCCAATACTAGACAATGCTTTATGTGTTGAACTTATAGTAGCACAGTCTCGCATAACACAATGAATCATATCAGCCCATTGCCATTTAGTTTTGTAATAAAAATTATTAAGCACCATGCCTTCGTTATCTAAAGTTAACCCGCTAAAGTTACCTGGTGTCCACCAACCATGACCCATATGATATCTATCTTCACGAAACATACTGCTCCACTGTAATAATATAATATCATCTTTATTAAATTTATGAACAGTGTTTGCTTCCCACAATCTCATATTAATATATTGATTGCCCGCTCCACTTCTAGCCCAGTTACTTCCTTGATAACCTTTAGATTTATATTGATGAATTAGAATATCTGCCCAGGTTGGATAAAAGTATTGGGTTAGACTACACCCGAACGCAAATATTCTCATACTAATCTCCGCAATAAGTCTAACATTATCTTATGCGGAATAGATTTAATTTGATCAAATTGAATTTTTTGCTGGCATTGACGATTAACAAATTCTTGTGCGTCAGGTGGTAATGTATTGTATTGTTTTAAAATACTATTAGTATCAAATAACCCTAATCCATGCATTACAATTGCAAAATTATATTCATTAAACAGAATTTTTTTTGTATGAGAAGTTAAATCATCTTCAATGGGCATTCTGTATTTCCACATTTTTAAATTTTCTTCAAGGGTAGAAGGTAAAGGAGTTTCTGCAACAGCTCTCCAAAAAGGAGTATCACGTCTTGGTGTAATATAATGTAGTGCAATAAAGTCTCTAATATTTTCCATTATTGCGTTTACTTCTACATTATATCTATTAATTGTTTGATTATTGTAATTGACGATACGCTGTGCTAATAACATACTTTGATTAATACTAGTTCCAATACTACTGGCTTCTAAAGGTTCTACAAAGTTTGCACTAAGGCCTATTGCACATACATTGCCAATCCAAGGTTTATCAATTGCTCCTGCTTCAAACTTAATATGTTTTGCTACATCGATACCATGTCCTAAATATTTTTCAACTTCTTCTTGTGCTTCTTCGGCTGTAATAAAATCACTATCAAAAATATAACCGTTGCCTTTACGGTCCCAAACCGGTATGCGAAACATCCAGCCTGCATTCATTGCTTTTGCCAAAGTCCAAATAGGTATTTCGTCGCCGCGCGGATCAATAGCATTAGTATATTCTGTTGGAAAAACTATTGCTTCTTTCATTTTTAGATATTTGCTGTAACTTTGCCACTTACCGCCCACAGGCTCTATAAGCAATCTTCTAAATCCTGTACAATCAATGTAAAAGTCATAGTCGTATGTCTGTTTTTCGCCTTCAATTGTGTCAATCTGATTGTTTTCGATAACATTTACTTTTATAATTTCATCATCAATGATTTGGCATCCTTTGTTTAATGCAAAATTAGTGAGATAGTTATTAAGTTTACTAGTATTAAAATGGTATTGACTAACTCCGGTATCGTTAGGACGTTCTTCAATAAATTTACTGAATGGAGTATGATTACGCCAAAGGTAATCACCTGTTAAGTCGCGAGGATCAACATTTTCACCAATAAGTTTAGCATATGCCATTGGCATTCCTAAATGTTTAGGTACAAAAGGTTCGTGTACATTTTGAAGGTAAGGTTTTTCTCCCCAATCTTCAAACATGATACCTGTTTTAAATGTTCCGTCAACTTCTTTAAGCATTTCTCCTGCTGATATGCCAACATGTTCCATAAATGCAGTCCAGTGTTCGGTAGAACCTTCGCCAACACCGATTGTTCCTATCTTTGTTGAACGTATTACATCAACAACGTAAGAAGGAAAACTAGTTTTTAATGTTAAGGCAGCTACAAATCCTGCTGTGCCGCCACCTACTACTGCTATTTTCATTTTTATCCTATTGGTCGAATGTGTACCAACCTGTTATAATATACTTAACACCTTTGTAGATAGGATTACCTCGATGTGGATGCGTAAACGATGTAGGAAAAATACAAAGTTTTCCAGGCTCAGGTTTACATTTAACTCCTTGGTATAAGAATTCAGTTTCACCGCCTTCTTCTACAGCATTTAAGTAAACGGTATATGCAAGCACTCTCGAACCTGTACTAATATCAGCATTTTCACAATGCCACATATGATAACCTTGATGAGGTTTAGTTTTTTGAACACTCATCCCTTTAGGACTATGTTGCATAACATGACCTAAACTTTCATATTTTTTTCTATACTTTTCTTCATATATTTTATTTAATTGTGTATAAAAGAACAAGCATAAATCTTCATCAGCATGATACATCGAATTATGATTAGCCCAATCCATGTATATGCGTTCATCTTGATTCTTTATACTACTTTGTAAAGTAGTTATTTGCTTTGAAGACATTTCTTCGAATCGTTTAATTACTTGTCTACACCAGTCAATTGGAAAAGCGTTTGGATATTCTTCGATTCCATCAAAATTACCTTCCATAGTCTCTCCTAAATAAAAAATTGTTGATTTAATCTATATAAATCATTAGTAAACATCTGCGGTTTTACATACGCACTATGCAAAACTGCCTGATTGTACAATACCATTCTATTAAATTTCATTTGTGCAATGCCTAACAGCTTCCAGTCGCCAATACTATCTGAAATATAACGAGTTACTGGAATTTTTCCTTGTACATCTAATGTGTGTGTTACACTAGGGTCGTCATAATATGTTTTCCCCCCAAAAGAATAAAAACTTGTTCCGCCATTACACTCATTTGCTGTGTTTAAATAGATTGTAGATGCAAGATTCATTCCACTAGTATTATCCATATGAGGACAAACAGGAGGTAAATTGTTAGTTTGCATAACATTTACCATAAATGTTGCATTCATAAAACTATGCTCCATATATTGTGGAGGATAAGCAGTCATTACTTCTGGAAAATACTGTCTTGCTAATTGATCATATATCCATGACATACTAGATAATTCATAAAACGCATTAATACGATGTGCTGGATTATTGCCACGTATACGTCTATTTGTAGATGCAGGTATATCTAAAGCAAGCTGTCTAACATCATATGGATTTTCATAGAAGTCGTCTACTATTAATACTTTTACGTCACCGTAATGAACTAGCTGTGCATCATAATTTGGATTGATAGCAAAAATTTTTTCTTCGTCGATAATTTTTTTATCCATGATCGTCTCCGATTAATTTTTCTTTTATAATAAAGTTTGCACTAATTGTAGCACGAACTTTGTTAGATTTGTTTTCCGAAACGTAATGTTCTAAGTTACTAGGAAAATAGATAATTTCTCCCTCTTTTAAGGGAGGAGTTACCCTATTATTAAATTTAAAAGGTTCTGAACTTAGCCTAGGAAGTCCAGCTTGGTGAAAATAATCGTATTGATTCTTATAAAATACAAAATTTCCGCTATCTGGCGGAGTGTACATCATGTATGCACAACTAATAACACTTTCTCCAGCATGATTATGAATTTCCTGATATTGATTTGAAGAATATCTATTCAACCAGCACTCTACTCTGTATTCTTTTGGTAGATCTAGATTAAAGATTTCAATATAATCATTTAATCCAATAACTGCTGATTGTATAAACTTTTGCCATGGTAATTTATCTGCTTCTCTATTACCAAAAGTAGTATCTACATTACTATACCAAGTTGGAATTTTAAAAAAGTGAGAATCATCTTCGAGTACGTCTTTAAAATCTTCTCGAATAGCATCATGGTTAGAAAGAGATGTTTTATAAACTGGTATAGAAAATAAATTAACATGCATCAGTTTTTCATTTCAATTAATTTACCATATTCAGGCAAATAACAATATTCCATTTCGCTACTATAAAGTGTGCGTACTGCATCGTCTAATGTTTCAACTAAAGGCTCGCCTCCTAAGTTAAAGCTAGTATTAAAGATAATTGGCACACCTGTTTGTTCGTAAAATTCTTTAATTATTTCATAATAATGTTTATTTTGTTCTTGAGTCACTGTTTGAATACGACAAGTTCCGTCAACGTGAATAATACTTGGAATTTTTTCAGCAACACCGGGTTGGCAATTCATTGCATACATCATATGAGGCGACTGTTCCAAACCGCGCATATCAAACCATTCATGTGCATGTTCAGCAAGAATAGTTCCTGCAAATGGGCGGAAATATTCGCGACGCTTAATGCGATTTACATGATCTTTTCCATTTAGGTCTGTTGGATCATATAGAATACTTCTGTTACCGAGTGCTCTTGGACCATTTTCTGATCGTCCTTGGAACATTGTAACAATTTTTCTGTCTCTAATTAACTCAACTACTTTTTTATTGTCAGCGTCAACAACTACAGCACCGTATTTGTTTGCAACTTCTTCAATTTCTTTATCTGAATGACAATAAGGAAATCCTTCATAAATTGTTTCTGTATACGGACGTACTTTTTTATCTTTAGTAGTTTGATGATAAACTAATAATGCGGCACCAATTGCTGTTCCAGCATCACTACTAACAGGCTCTACATATAAATTAATACCTTCTTTATTTAATTTGTCAAGATACCAATAATTAGCAACACAATTAAGTGCATAGCCACCACTTAGTACAACATTTTTGTTACCGCTCATTTCAACTGCCTTAAAAATAAGATTTAAAACTTCTTGCTGTGAACCTTCTTGTACAGCATATGCCATATCTCTACGGTTTTCTAATGTTGTAAGATCAACTCTACTGTTAACTACGTCTTGAGAAGTTTCAAGATATTCATATTTTCCTTCATTTACTACAGCCGCATTAGGATATGTAGGAATAATTACACTTCTATCACTAGTACGCCATTTGCCGCCATTTCCATCTGTATAAATTGGAGGAATCTTATCATTAGGTTTGCCATAAGGAGCAAGACCCATTGTTTTGCCAGCTTCAATTGGCTGAAATCCACAATACTGTGTTACTGCTTCGTAGGCCTTTGTAATACCTGCACTATCATCTAGCACAAGTTCATGAAATCCTTCTTCCCCTTCTCTTTCTGAAGGAATATATTGAACCCTAGTTCCAGGATAAGGACCGTTTCCGCCCTGATGTTTATATAATGTTTTAATAGCATCAGGATAAGAACAATTAAAAATACTTTCACATTCCCAAGTCATAAACTCATCATTAAATGTTCCCGTAGAAATATTCATAGGAATAAAGGTGCCGGCGCCATCAACTACTACTGCAACTGCTGATTCAAAACCACTTCTATAAAATGCACATGCCGCATGTAGTTTATGATGTACATAACTCATATCAATTACTTGTCTATGATTATGATGTCCGTCAGGAGTATATGCATTATCTGATCTATCAATAAGTCCTAACTTTCTTGCAAGACCAGTATACATGTCTCCACCGCTAAAGTCAATTCTACTTGATTCTTCTAACGGTTGTGTATGAGCAACGACTAGATAATCTAATTTATCAGTGTAATCTAAAAACTTAGTCATTGCGGCTAGTGGGCCGCCATCGTATTTTTTACGTGTTAATCTTTCTTCTTCGATAGCAAAAACAATTTCACCGTCTTTTAATAAAACTGCGCCACCGTTGTGACCTCTTGTAATTGCTCCAATCCACTGTGTCATACTTTATTTTCCTTTATAAGTTTTAAAACTTTACTTCTATATCTTGCATTTTCAAATGCTTCATAACATTCTGCTAACGGTGTTGGCAAAAATCTCTTTGCTTTAAGATTTTTAAATCCTAAACACTGCATTACAGGCCCGGTTTTAGATTCAAATAATTTAGCACTATCAAATCTAACTAATCTAACTTTCTCTGTTGTGTTAAATTTAAAGTAACACAACGTATCTCCTTGTTTTATGTCAAGTTCTCTAACATTTTTTTTAAATTTAAATGCAGGACGTACTGGTCTAATCCAACTTGCTATATTATATGTACCTGCTATACCCATTGTGTCTCTTGAAAACTGACTTTCGCTATAATATGGAGGAAGCTGTGTCATTGTTAACGGTTTTTCACTAAAAAATAGAAAACAAGGATGATCTAATTGATAAACACCTTCAGGATTTGGCTGTCCAATATAATTCATTAAAAAGTTAGGTTCAACATCATACTTAGAAACTAACTCTTGTCTTTCATAATCTAATTTAATATGAAAATCAATAGGACTTTTTGCAGTAAAAGTATTTTTAGTTTCGTCAACAATTGCAGGACATAAACTTGCGCCTAAACCAAAAAATTCTCTAGCATTTAAGTCTTTATATACTGTATTAGGTTCGTAGTACTTTAATTCAGATACAAATTCTTGGTTATCTGGTACATTTATAACTGGTGACCAATATACTGTATGCATTAATCAAACTCTACTTCGTAAATAAAGTCACAAACAAACGCTTTACGTTCTTGTAAGGTAGGATATACTCCGTGAAATACCTTGCCGTCCATAATAATAACATCTCCAGCAATACACTTTACAAGATCGCTTACTAATTCTCCAGTTACTGGATTTTGCGTAATACATTTTAGTTTACCTGCTAAAGGTTTATCGTCATGTAAATCTATAGTGTTCAAAAACATTACACTAGTTAATTTTCTTAATGGTAAATGTGTGTGCATTCCGCTATACGTACCTTCAGGATAACGTATCCACCAACATTTTTCAAATTCAATACTTTTAAATCTATATGGAGCAAGTGTTTGCTTTATAAAATTAATATATTCTTGTTGCGAATCGACTTGGTATGCATATTTCATTTCTGGATTGTAACGTAGTATTGCGCCGCCGTGGTCTGTATGTTCTTGCAAACCTAAGTTGTCATCAAATAAAGGTAAAAACTTTTCATAGTTTGCAAACTTAGATTTTTTAATCCAATAGTCTGCAATTTGTCCTTGTGAACTTAAAAACCAAAAGTCTTTATTGCCTTGATATAACTCTTCTAACATATTGATGTCTCATAGTCAAAATCGCATACGAATACTTTGCGTTGATTTAACGTAGGATAAGTCCCGTGATATACTCTGCCATCCATAATAACACAATCACCTGCTTTTGGTACGTGTTGTAAGTAATTAGTTGAATATTCTAAAGGTTGTAGTGTAGTTAAAGATCCTGCTAACGGGTATTCTTGGCTAGTTTGAGTATTTGTTAAAAACAAAACTGCTGTTAATTGCTTGCCTGGAGTGTGACAATGTAATCCACTGTATGCTCCGGGTGCATAATCTACTCCCCACGCCTTTTTAAATTTGTTAACTTTAATAGGTAATTCTGCACAACAAATTTTAATAAATCTATGAAAGTCCAATGTTGGATCTAAATCAATTGGATACGCCATATCTGTTTTATAGTGTAAATATCCGTTACCATAATCTTTATGACTGTTGTCGTATACACCTTCTTCAAATAACGGTAAAAACTTTTTCCAAGTAGGATAATGATTACCTGTAATTACCCATGTTTCTAAAGTCTGTGCGGCAGCGATTTGCGGACGAAAGCTACTATCAAACAAATCATTAAGAAACGCTTCTGGGGAAGATTTATCTAATCTGCTTGGACTATCTGACATTACTGGCCAGTCCTTCCTAAAATTTGAGCTGGTTGTTTATTAGAGTGTACTACTCCATGAGTTGGACACACATCTCCTTGTTCTTGTGGAATATAATCTCCTGAATAACTTCTCGGTTTACCTAATCGTTTGCGTACACTAGTAATAATTGCTTTAAAGTTATCGTCGTCTAGTTCCATAACTTCATCATTAAATCGTTCAATTTCCTCTTCCATTGTAAGTCTAATAGGACTAAACTTACGTTTTCCTTCACCTAGATCAATAATATCAAAATCTGGCGAATTTGGATATGAAATATTAATAGGATATGTACTTCCAATAACACTGGTGCATGTTGTACCTAATGCCTTTGCCATATGTTGTCCTAAACTATCACAACCAATAAAATGATCAGCAATTTGAATAATACTTGACCAAACTCTTACATCTGGAATTTGTGGAACAGCAATAGGTACAGTTGGATTCTCTTCAATTTTAATAGGAAATTCACTCATTATAATTACAGCATAATCTTCACGTAATTCTTTAACAATTCTAACTACGTCATTTAAGTGAAAACTTCTTGATGTTCCGTCAACAATAAAGTCTCCCATATTTTCTGCTGTGCGGCCAAAGGGCTGAAACACTACTACTTTGTCTTTTCCTGTAACAGCCTTTACTTCTTCAACTACTTTATATCCTTGAACTAGTTCGTGTTTATTCATATAAATTTTTGGATCGCCTACTTCTCGCAATCCTTTATTATTAATTGCAATATCAAATGCTTGTGCTAAACTACATTTTTGATTATAATATTCCCATACTCTGTATGGTTCAGGTGTAATACAATCTCTATCTTTGATATAGTCTCTAAATAAATTTTTATGCCAATGGTCATACGCTAGTTCGTGTAGATGTGGATGTCCTTTATAAAAGTCCATTCCTCCTTCACAAACAATAATAAAGTCTTGATCTTCTTCGTATAGTTTTTCAAATGCAGGAATTGAACAAACAACTCTACCTGCACCACCGTTCATAAAATATGCTTTTTTTCGTGACAAAGTATTACTCCTATTGTATAGAAATATTTACTTTACAAACAAATTATGAATGGCGGATGTGGCATAAAAAAACCCCTGCATTGCAAGGGTTTTTATTTTTAAATTTTATTAATTATTATTTTTTGCCAGCTACTTTTTGTGCCGCTACTTTAACATCAATAGCATATGCGCCATCTCTGTATGGATCATTAGGATCAGATGCTTCTTCCGGATCTCTCATATCCTTAGGCATATTAGGAAACATCATAACTGCTTGCCAAGGTTCAAATCCTCTACCTTGAAGTAATGCAGGAAGATCACGCAATTTTTGTCTAAAATCTAACCATGCAGTTTGAATTGATTCTGGTGCGTCTGTTTGACCTACTTTAGCATCTGTTTCATGTAACATTTGATCACGTAAGTCTCTAACTTGTTGCCATGTTAGGTCCATCTTAGAACCTGTTGCGGCCCAATCTCTTACACCAAGATTAAATGTTTCTGTTTCAAAGTTATATGTAATGTCAGCATCGTTATACACATCACGTGGCTCTAACTCTAATGTATGTTCTACATCAGGAAATCCATCTGGTGCGTCCCATAATACTTCCCACTCTCTTGCACGTCTAAACTCAATTAAGTCTTCACGTCCACAATCATTACCAATTTCACACAATAGTGGATTTTCTTTGCAATCAACTGTTACTCTTGTAATGTCTTGGGCCGATGGTCTTTCTAAGTCTCTTTTTAACCATAAGCACCATCCTGATTCTTTACCGTAATCCTCTGATGATGTATCATTATTAACTTCGAAAGTTAAGAATTCAGGACCGACATATGTAAACGTTCCGGTCTTACCTTGTGTAAAACTATTCTTTCTCCATTCGTCCCACACTGGGTATGTAAATTCTTTTCTAATTGTTCTCATTTTATATAACTCCTAAAAGTATTTATCATTGTTTTACATAAATGTTATTCTAACAACACCTGATCCGCCTTGGCCTGATCCACCTGCACAACATTTTGCCCAGTTATTACAGTACGAGCTTACACCAGCTTGTCCGCCGCCTGCTGGCCAGTCAATGTGACAACCACATGAGCACCATGCTTCATTAGTTACACCTACTTGCATTTTACCAAATAAAGGTGCTGATCCTGAGAATGAATAAGTGTACACACAGTGACAGTAACCATGTCCTGGTTCTGTTCCTGATGTACCCATCATTCCAAAGTCTGCTCCAAATATACCACAAACGTTACAGTTAGAACATGTATGTGAGTGTCTTGGTCCCCAAGCATCTCCATTACACATCCATCCTCCGCAACCACCTGTTGTACAAAAATTACTTAAATTGTGTCCGTTAACATATGACTTACATCCCATACCTGCTGTACAAGTATGTGATTTACCACAAGGCCAACTACCGCCCGCACATACTGTGTACTGACATCCTGGACTTGTACTTACTGTTTTAGAAGCGTAATTGCCTCCGGCGCCGCCGATTGTAAACATACAATAGTTACAGCATGTGCTACCTGGGCCGCCACCGCCGCCTGACCAAATTTCAAATGTTACAGTTGATGCTCCGTCTGGAACGCACCAATAACAACATTTGCCGTTTGCTTGCTCACAACATCCACTTTGTCTAGCACAACTATGGCATGCCATTCCGCGCTCATTGTATATCCACTGCACTCCCATGTTATTGCCGTTTCCGTGAGCAATATCTGAGTTTTGCACTGCACTATTAACAATACTGTCTGTATTAACTTTTTTATAACTTGCGTATGTAGCCATTAATTTCTTTCCTTATGCATATGTTACTCTTACTAAGCCCGATCCGCCCATATTTCCACCGGCACAACATTTTGCCCAGTTACCGCAATAACTAGATTGAGCTGTTTGGCCACCGCCTGCTGGCCAGTTAGTATAACATGCACAATTACACCATGCTTCTGCGTTTGATCCTGCAAACATTTTTCCTACAAATGGAGCAACACCTGTTTGTCCCCAGTCGCCTGATTTACACTGACATCCGCCATGTCCGCCTGACACTCCTGTTGATCCCATAATTCCAAAATCTGCTCCAAATATACCACAAACGTTACAGTTAGCACATGTTTGTGTATGACGTGGACCCCAAGCATCTCCATTACACATCCAGCCCGGACAACCACCTGTTGTACAAAAGTTACTTAAATTATGTCCGTTAACATATGATTTACAACCCATGCCAGCCGTACAAGTATGTGACTTAGAACACGGCCATGTTCCTCCAGCACAAATTGTGTACTGACATCCAGGGCATGTACTAATTGATCTTACAGCATAGTTGCCGCCTGAGCCACCTGCTGAATGCATACAATAGTTACAGCATGTGCTACCAGCACCTGCGCCACCACCTGACCAAATTTCAAATACTACTTTTGATGCGCCCGAAGGTACAGACCAATAGCAACATTTACCATTTGCTTGTTCGCAACAATCACCGGCATCAGCACAGTGTTGGCATGCCATGCCGCGTTCGTTAAATACCCAAAAAGTATGGTACTTATTTCCTGCTCCTGGACCTAATTTTTCTGCGCCGACACTATTATCTTGGAAGTTGTCTGTTGTTAGTGTTTTATAACTTGCGTATGTAGCCATTATTCTTTTTCCTTACACATAAGTAATCTTTACAATTCCTGATCCGCCTTGGCCTGATCCACCTGCACAACATTTTGCCCAGTTATCACAATAACTAGATGTTCCAGGAGTTCCGCCACCTGCAGGCCAATTAATATGACATCCGCAAGCACACCATGCTTCGTTAGTTGCTGTTGCTACGTGCATTCCAATACCTGCGGCAGCACCTGACCAACTTGTTTGTCCATGACATCTACAAGTAGTAGTACCTGCTTTAATACCAGCAGTACCGGTAAATCCAAAGTCTGATCCAAAAATTCCGCAAATGTTACAGTTACCACAACTTGTTACAGCATGTCGCTGACCCCAAGCATCGCCATTACACATCCAGCCGCCACAGCCGCCGTCTGTACAAAAATTACTTAAATTATGTCCGTTAACATATGATTTACAACCCATACCTGCTGTACATGTGTGTGATTTGCCACAAGGCCAACTACCACCTGCACAGACACTATATTGGCATCCTGGATTAGTGTCAATTGTTTTAATTGCGTAGTTTCCGCCGAAGCCACCAATAGCAAACGAACAGTTATTACAACAAGTATGTCCTGGGCCTCCGCCGCCACCGGACCAAATTTCAAAGGTTACTTTATAAACATTATTTGGAACACACCAATAACAGCATTTTCCGTTTGCTTGCTCACAACATCCACTTTCTCTAGCACACTGGTGGCAACGCATGCCACGTTCGTTATAGATCCATTGAACTTTTCGACAAGCCCCTGCACCGGGAGCTAACTTGTCCCTTGTAATAACTCCAGCTGGAATTCCTTCTGATGTTATCTTTTTGTAACTTGCATAACTTGCCATTTATGTTGTTCCTCTTAAGTCTTATACAGTGTAAATACGCCAGCCGTATGTGTCGCCTGAAAATACCACTTCAAATGCCGCTCCTTCGGAGTTTACAGTCAAATCAGCCGCATCACCTTGAATTAATTTTCCGTTTCTACCAAGTGTTAGTGCATTGCTGTCAAATGTTTTTCTTAAATCAAAAAATCTAACAACATCGCCTACTGCCGGTGATCCTGGTAACGTAATCGTAAATGGTCCGCCGTTGGTATCACAGAACAATTGTTGTCCTGATGCCGCGTTATACGCTGTTGTAACTGTAGTAGCGTTAAGAACACCTACTGGAAGCCATGCTGTACCGTTATACAATTCTAAGTTATTCAACTCAGTATTGAAACGGATTGAACCTGCTCCTGCATCTTGTGTTCTCTGTGCCGTAGTTCCGAAAGGAATTGTTAGACCTGGTGAACCTACTGAAATTCTTCTACCCATCTTCTTATACCTTCCTTACGCCGCTGGTACGGCTGTTTCAATTCCCATTACTACTGCATTGCAGTTAGCGCCGGATGATCTTGTAACAAGCAATTTGCCTGTGTCCAATACAATACCTGTTCTTTCAAGAACGCCGTTTGGTCCGATTGATGTATCATATTCTAGATACTCACCGCCACCTGGTGTTGCACTGGTTGCTACTGCTAATCTTATTTGAACTGTGCTTGAACTTCTATTACAAAAAGAAACAGTCACAACGCTATAAGTATCGGCAGGAACAGTATACGTTGTTGTATCCGTATTTGCTGTAAGATCACTAATTCCTAAAATTCCTGATGCCATTTTATATTACTCCTATCGTTAGTATTTAGCCATTAAGTTTTACTTGTCAAGTAGTACGCTAATGCAACTGGGCTACCACTTATTCCACCATTGAAATTCATCCCGGTAGTTACAGTGATTGGACTATTATCAGTTGTACTTATTGTATTACCTGTAATATTTATTTTACCTGCTGTAACCGCGTTAACGTTCAGAGAACTACTTCCTCCACCAATTTGTGCATTGATGTATGTAATAATTGCTCTTTGTGTTGGAACAACATTATCTGAATTAGCACTAAATGTACCATCTGTACTAAATTCATTAATAACTGCTCCGCCCTGTCCTAAGCCTACTGCTCCTAGTGACAATTCTTGTAGACCTGCTAAACTGAATGCACTGGTATTCAAACTTGCAGATCCTGTTGACTGTTCAACGTTAAACAAACGTCCAACTCGGAAGTTACCATCTTGGTCTGTACTTGTGTAGAACACTCGTCCGCCGCCTTGTTCTGTAACTTCGTCTTTTGGATCATTTGCATAAACTGGTGTTCCTGGATAGTTAGTACTTGATATGTTACCTGTACCAATATCTAAGAAATCATGTCCTGTTAGACGTACTTGAGAGTATCTTCTTCTAATTGTAATGTTAGTGCCATGCTCTGGAGCAAGTTCAACTCCTAAGTCTGGACTTACTTGTAGGTTTGCAGTATAGTTTCCTGGGTTACCTAAAAGTTCTCTAACAAATACAACTTTAAAGTATCTACTATCGCCTTCAATTTGTAAGTTTGCACCTTCAGTTGGAATCTCAGTTAAACCATACACATTCATAAAGTTAGCTGATTGGTAAATGTCTCCATAACCGTCGCCGTCAACTGTTGCGCCTGCTGTTTCAAAATCAACTCCTCGTTCAGTCCATGTAGGTTGTGCTAATACACCGTTACCTACTCTAATTTCATATGGTGCTTCAGAAGTTTCATTAGGATCAGTAATTGTCAACTTTAACGTTGGGTCTGATGAACTATATCCGCTTCCTGGATTTACAATATAGAACTGTGAGATTCTATTATCTGCAACTTGTGCTCTAACTTGTGCTCCAGTGCCGCCACCGCCAATTACTACTACTCTTGGTTCAATAGTGTATGCTGTTGTAGCATCTAATGTTGAAGCAATTGCATTTGTTGGATGCCAAGTATCCCATCCTGGTGTACCGTCTGAATCTTTAACAATGTTAGCAACTTTAGTACCTGAGTTATATGATGTAATAACACCGTATTGTCCAGAACCAACTCCAGCTGTAATAACAATTCTCATACCAATGTATTTGGTGTTATTTGCTGTTTCAGTGTTTGACAAAGTAATAGTAGTTAGGCCGCCTGCCTGCGCTGTGTTTGAGCTAGTTTCATAACCTCTACCGCCAAGTGAATCAACGTCATTTAACAATCCGTCGTTATTAACATCACTTACGTTATATGTTGATCCGTCGTCTGGGTTACGGCCTCTAACTTCAAAGATGCCGCCATTAACTACATTAGAACTAGCAACTACTGCACCGTATCCATTACCGCTAATTTGATAAGTTGCAGATGTATAATTATTACCTGCGTTTGTATACTCAAAATGGATAATCTTACTACCGTCAGTTAACGCTCGACCAATTTGTGCTTCAAGTTTTCTATTATTAACTCCGCCAGTTGTTGGAATTTCAGTTACGTCAATAAACTCTGATACTGCGCCTTTGTCACCATACGAACAGTTGCCGTTTGTTCCACGAATCTTGCCGCCATTCTCTGCTAGATAACCAATATGATTATAATAACAGAATACTGATACAAGTTCTGCACGACCTAAGTTAGTAACCCATGCACCAATACCATCACTTAGTACTTGTGTATAATCGTTAGCAACAATAGAATCATTACCACCGTTGTGCAAATTACCGTCAACTTTAATACCAATACATGCTGTTCCAAAGTTAGTAACACCTTGTACATATGGTGAACGTGTTGTAATCCATACACGATCATCATCTGGTCCCCAACCTGGATCAAGTGAAGTATAAGCGCCTGCACTTGGACGCTTAGATCCGTATGCATTTGCCGCACTCAATGTGCCATTTAGTCCACCTAGTGTTTGGTTTCTAATACCTGTACCATCTCTTAGTAAGTACATATTTTCTAAAGTAGAACCGTTTACACTATTGCCATAAAATAATCCTGCCATTAGTGTAGCATAGTTGCTACCTTCACTTACACCGTGAATTAAATCGTAAATAAATGCATCAATATAATGCTTTACATCCTTTTCACAAGCTACAGTATCAAAAGAATATGCTGGATAGTTTACTTCAATATATTTTGTTACATCACGTGCAATAAAATCTTTATTAAGCATTAATAATCTAGCTGCCGCAAATTTATCTTGATCGTCAACTCTTTCGTTTCTTCCTCTAAACGCAGGAGCAGATGAATCACCACTTGCACCATTAATCTCATAATCAATTTTGTCATATAGCTCTTGTGCTAAATCTGACAATATAGTTCCTACTGCTGAAGTACTAAGCGGATTGCTATCATTTTGAGAAACTGCGTTACCTGTTTGAGGAGTAACAGTTGTACCTTCAACAATATCACTAAGTATACTCTTCATATGTAGCACACCTGCTAAACTATATGTTGCATCGCCAGCGGCTGTTACTGAACCTGCTGGTTCAACTCTAGTTGAACGTAATTCGTCTCCAACAATTGCAGTTAATGCAGGTACTCTAATTGGAAGTACTTCTGCATATGTTCCTGTTTTAACAAAAATTACAGCATGTGATTTTACTTGTGTAGGTAATGTATATCCTCCACCAAGTGTAATTGAGTTAGTAACTATTCCAATCGCCGATGTAATATTTGCTAATACTCCTGCTTCTGGTGTTTTTGTAGAATCTTTAATTTGAAGATACCTATCGCCTGCCGCAACTCCATCTAAGTCTTGGTAGTCTGCAGGAGGTGTTGCACTATTGATAACATCTTCAACTAAGTCAATAACAAAATTAAGAGCCGCAACGTTTTGTGTTTCTGATCCAGTATCAAACCAATCAGTACCATCATTATCTTTCATTGCTTGCGCAACTCTGCGAATATTTACGTTGCCACCTTTTCTTAAATCAATAGTAACAGCATCAACAACAAATCCTGCTAGTCTTTGAAACTTAGCTTCGTCAAAACTAAATCCAATAAAGAATGGAGCAGTTTGTGTAATAATTTGTCTCTTAGCCCATTTAGCAGTTTCGTATGCAATAAAAGTTCTGTTTATTTCTAACAAGTAAACTGCGTTTGGATTTTTTGGTCCTTTTTCAACTTCTTCTGCCGCATAACGAATTGTTTTCCAAGGACGATCTAATGTCCCACCATTTGTTGGATAAGGATTGTTTATTCCGTTAGTAGCAACATAGTATACATCAGGTGTAGTAGCAAAATCTTTCCATTCTGGTAAACCTTGTGTACTTACACTTAGCACTTGTCCTTCAGAACCAATTGGTAATCTAGCTGGGCCTGAACCACTGTAGTAAAGGATGTCACCTTCTGTTGTTAGCGCACTTTCTTCAGCGCCACTTGCAACGTTTTTCCAATATGTTCCTAGCGAATCTGCTGACGGTTTATTACCAGCGGCAGATGTATGTGCTAGAATACAAATATAACTAATTAATCCTTCGCGTACTGCGTCGCCCGCATCGTATAATGTAGCATCTGTCCAAGTATCTTTCCATTCAATACCTTGAGACAATCTTGCCCAGTATGTAGCGTTTGGTGGACGGAAGCCTTGGTGGTCTGCGATACATAGATATGTATATCCACCTAATCTTACAACATCGCCAATTCTGTAATCTTGGTTAGTAGAATCATCACTCCACTCGCCTTTAAGATTAAAGCCTGTTGTAACTAAATCCCATTTTGAACTGCTCGCCGGAACTTCTGCAAAAACGTTATCATTAGCAACATATTGGTTACCACCGTAGGTTACGAAGTCGCCTGGTTGATATCTTTCATATCCTGACCATGAGTTTTCAAATTCCATACCTGGAACAAATTTGTCCCAATTAGCAATGTCAGCTTGTAGTGTACCTAGCTGTGAATCTGGATTTGTAGTAACAGAAGTATGTGATCCTGTTGCAATGTAAAGTGTAGCACCCCAAAGAACAACATCATTAACTTTATAGCGTGTTGAGTTAGTCCACTCACCTTTATAATCAAAACCTTTATTTAGATAGTCCCATTTATTTTGATCGTCTTCTAGTCCTAAAGCCTCTGTAGAAGCAGATGTATGACCTGTATTTGCAATGTATAAAGTTCCGCCGTATTTAACAATGTCGTTAACTTTATAGCGTGTTGCTACAGCCCAATTTTGCTTCCAGTCTTGGCCTTCTGAGAAAATATCCCATTTTAAAATGTCAGCTTCTAGTCCTAAAGCATTTGTGGCCGCGGCAGTGTGACCAGTGTTACACAAATAAATGTTTCCACCATATTTTACCAAGTCGTTTGCTTTGTAAACTGTAGAAGCTGTCCAATTGTCTTTCCAGTCAATTGAGGTAGCAAACTGATCCCATTTTGATTGATCATCTTCAAGTACAGCTTGTGCTGTATGACCGGTATTACAAATGTAAATAATACCACCATATCTTACGATATCGTTAATTTTGTAGAATGTAGTTGTTGTCCAGTCTGACTTCCAGTCAGTACCGTCACTAAACTTATTCCAGTGATCTTCGTCATTGTAGAAATTAGCACTTGCAGTATGACCTTGTACTGCTACATAGGTTCTACCACCATATCTAATAACATCGTCTTTTAGATATGTAGTGCCAGTTACCCATGCATCTTTCCATATAAATCTAATTCTACCGAGTTTAAATTCTGCCATTGTTTGCTCCGTTCTTGGTATTATACATATTTATCATTATCCGTTAAAGTCGTCTCGATCAATTCGAGCTCCTAGAAACATCGTTAAGGCTTGCAACCCGCCGCCTAATGGACCGTTAATAATCATTTGTGGCGCTACTGTTGCCATAGCTTCTGGATTATTTGATCCTGCTGTGTTGGACCATGTTCTATCTTCAAACTTTAACTGACCTGCTACAAGTGTGTTAGTAAACAAGTTAGATCCACCACCGTTAAATCTATTTTCGATATACGATGTTAATGCTCGTTGTGTTGGAATAATATTATCCGAGTTCGCAACAAACGTATTATCTGTACTAAATTCTCTAATTACAGCCTGTGTTCCACCAACTCTAATTCCGCCTAGTCTTAGTTCATCTAAACCTTCTAAGTCAAAGAAGTCAGCATTTAGTGTAACGCCGCCCTGTGCCTGTGAAACTCTAAACAATTCACCAACTCTATAGTTACCATCTTGGTCACTACTAGTATAAAATACTCGTCCACCGTTTGACTCAACAACTTCGTTTGATTGTACTGTGTCATTTGCGGCTGTTTGTCCTTGCACGTAAAGCGAAGGATAATTAGTATCTGCAAAGTTACCTGTACCGATGTCTAAGAAATCGTGTCCTGTTAGACGTACTTGTGAATATCTTTCACGAATGGTTGCTACAGTATTATGTACTGGTGCTGTTGATCTAGATAATACTGGACTAATTTGGAACGTAATTTGTTTGTTAGGAGCAACACCAGATTCTGATGTTACTTTTACTAGTCTATAAACTATTGGATTACCTGCAAATCTTACGTTTGCTCCTGGTCCAGGAGTTACACCTACACCACTAACAATCATTGTGTTACCGATTTGTAATTCTTCACCAAAACCGTCACCTGTAATTGTAACAATAGCACTTTGATATCCTGTTCCTCTATTGTAGAATGCAGGTTGTGGAAGTACTCCGTCGTTAATATCAACAGTAAAATATGGTTCACTATATTCTTCAGGATCTTCAATTGTTACTGTTGGTGCAGTTACATAGCCTGAACCTGGATCGTAAATTTTAATTAGGCTTAATTTTCCGTTTGCAACTTCTGCACGAGCAAATGCTGTTCTACCGCCTGTGTAAACGTTTCCTGTTCCTATTGTTTCACTAATAGCAACGAATGTAGGCAAACTATTTCTTACGCCGCCTGCGACACTTGTCATTGCACCGTTTGCAGTTCTAATAGTCCAATTTTGAGCATCTTCAGAACTAGCAGTTGTACCTGTATCGCTTAATGCTAAAAATACACCATTTGAGTATCCTACAGTCCAATCTTCTCTTCCTGAGTCGCCAACAATTTGTGCATCATTCCAAACAGTTCCAGTATCACTATGAATAACTCTATCCGAATTGTCCATAGTTGCAACCCAACAATTGTTACCATATACTAAACCGCTATATAGTTCAATACCGTCTGTTGATACGGCTGCACCTGTTGTCCAGTTTGCACCGTTATCTGTTGATATTACAGTTGAACCATCTTGTGCTAGTGCAATCCATTTACCTGCTCCATATGCTAAACCTACCCAAGTAGTATTACTTGCGCCAGTTACGTTGGTAGACCATCCTGCGCCAGGAACAGTAGTTGATCCTGCATCTTGTACAATAGAATTTACATATGCATTACCGTCACCTGTAGCAATACAAATAATTGTATCATTATCTGGACCGCCGACTGCTACTTTTTTCCAAGTTGTTGCAGAAGGTAGTGTCGAATGATCAAAGTTAATTCCATCATTTGAAAATACTAATTTATCTGATGCATCTGCTAAGCCTAATAGTAAAGGCCCTGATTTTGAAAAAGAAGTATAACTTAAATTATATGCTGGAATCGACCTTTGAGTCCAAACTGATGCATCTGATGAAACATACCAATCATCGCCACCTGTTGGAGCATAATACCATAAACCTAATTCTTCACTGTAACCGATATCGTGTCCGCCTGTTTGTATACTATTGTTAGTTTTATTAAATGTAGGAGAACTAATAGTTACTCTTGGTTCATATTCATATTTTGTAGTTGCAGTAAACGAGGTTACATTAATTTTTCCAGGAACAATATTATCCCATCCTGGAGTTCCAGTACTTTCTTTAAACACTGTTGCTACTTTTGTATCTGGGTTGTAACCGTCAATATATCCATATTGACCTGCACCTGGACCGTCAGTTAATAAAATTCTCATTCCTACTAGCTGTGCCGCTGTTCTAACTTCTGATGCCGCTAAAGTAATACTACTTAAATCTCCACCTTGAGAGTTATTAGTAAAAGTTTTAAATCCAGCGCCACCAACAGTTGTACTATCATCTGGAATAGCTAAATCAATTCTAGACACTGCACTAACTCTAATTTCGTCATATTTCATACTAAGGTCAGTACCGGTTGCCTGTGTTGTACTTGCTACTGCACCTGTATATGATTGTCCAGTGTTTTTATAAGCTAGTGCTAAAATGTTTGATCCGTTTGTGAATACTTCATCGACACTTGCTTCACCGTTTTGGTTATTTACAGAAACAGTCTGTGGTGTTTCATTATTATCAAATCCTTCAGCAACACTACCAAATGTACCGTATGAATTGTTACCATTAGTTGCACGTAAAATTCCGCCATTTTCTGACAAATATCCAATATGTGCATAATATGTAAACACACTAACTAGTTCTGAACGACCTAGATTAGTTGCCCAATATCCAATGCCATCACTTAGTACTTGCGTAAAGTCGTTAGCAACAATTGATTTGTTTCCGCCATTATGTAATGAACCATCAACTTTTAATCCGACACATCCTGTTCCAATAGCAGTAACACCTTGTATGTAGGTTGATTTATTTGTTACCCACACACTCGAATCATCTGGACCTGTGCCCGGATCTAGCGATACATATGCGCCAGCAGTCGGACGACTTGTTCCAAAATCGTTTGGACCAATTATAACTCCTTCTAATCCTTTTAATGTAAGAGTTCTAATTCCGCAACCGTTTCTAACATAAAACATGTTGTTTCTAATATTACTGTCAGGAATAGTTAATTGTTCTTGTGTTCCGTCTGCTAATTTCTCATCTAACACAACATCCTGAGGTGTGGCTGCTCTAATTGTTGTTGTTCTTAATTCTGAACCAACTAGTGCAACTTTAGATGGAATACTAATAGGTAGAACTTCTGCAAATTCGCCAGCCATTACTTTTACTGTGGCGCCATCGCCTACTCTGTTTGTTTCGTCTTCAAGCAACCAATTCATTGCAAATCTAACAGTTCTAAAAGGAGCGTTGAGTGTTCCGCCTTGTTGACGATCATCAACTCCGTTACGAGAAACATAATATAATTTTTCTTGTAAATCTAAACTATCCCATGCAGGCAATCCATTTGTAGATCTTAATGCTTGACCAGTTGTTCCAATTGCTAATCTCTGTGTATCAATTGCTGTTGAATCTTGGTCTTCAAATGTTTTTAAGTCGCCTCTTCTAGCTAACTTATTAGTTTGTGTTCCAAGAATCATTATTTTCCAATAATTTTGATCTGGTTGATTAATATCTAAATCGGGTCTAGAAGCTGACTCAGTTGATCGATGGTATCCTAACGCAATGTATGATGTACCTTGCCATGTAACAATATCGCCTTGAAAATATTCTGTATCATCTTCCCAAGTGTCTCTAAACTGTCTGCCTTCGTAAATCTTTTCCCAATGTGTAGGATATAAATCAGGTTGTAAATTTGTATTGTCTTGGATAGCAATGTAAAGACTTCCCGACAATCTTACAACATCACCTGTTTTATAATCAACTAATGCACTATCGTCAACGGCACCTGGATTGTTCCAATCGTATCTAAATTTATAACCTTCAAAAGTTAAGTTCCAGTCTAACGGACTTAAACTCGGTATTGAATCTGTATTAAATGATACTGCTTTATAAATGTAACCACCATATAGTACAGTATCACCAGGTTGATAGTAAACGTTTTGTGCCCATACCTTTTCGTATTCTGAACCAGGTAAAAATGTAGCCCAATACGAAGAACCATAATCAATATTAAATGCGTTTGATCCTTCACCTGATGTATGTCCAACTAGACATCTCATCAAATTTCCGCCTCGTCTTACAATATCATTCTTTTTATATCTATAATCTTGTTGCCACAATCCTGTAATAGTTTCAACATCGTCATCATCTGTAACTGTTGCTGTAACATATTCAATTCCGTCGATTGCAATTTCCCATTTTGATTGATCTTCTTCAAGACCAAATACAGCATTATCTGCTGAAGTATGTCCAACGATACACTTGTAAACAATACCACCGTACTTAACAATATCGTTAACACGATAGCGTGTACCAATTGACCAATTTGCTCTCCAGGTATCACTATCTGCTAGGATTGCCCAATCTAATTGATTTGCTTCCAATCCCAATGTTGATGTTGCCGCAGAAACGTGCTGATTAACTGCCTTATAAACTTTACCATTATAACGTACAAGATCGTTTGTTCTATAAAGTGTATTTGGCGTCCAGTTATATTTCCAATCAGCTGATGAAACAGCAACTAATTTCCATTTACCAATATCAGCAACTAGACCGTCTGTACCCGAAATAAACGTAGCGGCAGATGTATGTTCTTCTGTACATTCGTAAATACTAGCACCGTATTTTACAATATTACCAATAGCATAGATTGTGCTAACAGCCCAATCTCCAGTCCAAACTTTACCTTCGGACTGTTTTTTCCATTTTGGTTTTGCTGGTGTAAGGTCTGTACCTGCTAAGTCGTTATAAAACGTTGCAGATGTATGAGTTCTCAATGCAACATATGTTGCACCTTTATATGAAATCATATCGTCAGCAATGTAATCAACCCCTCCGGTCCATTCACCCTTCCAGTTAAATCTAATTCTACTAAGTTTAAATTCTGCCATTTTCTCTACCTTTTACGTATTTATTATACTCCAGTTGGGTATTCATAACCTTCGTTAATTCTAGCTACAAGATTACCACTTTCGTCAATGTAGTAATTAATGTTTCTATTATCCCATCTAAATTGCTCATAATTTAGATTAGCATAAAGTCTTTCATGGTTAACATTTCTTCCTTCAAAGAAATCTTCGCCTTGTACAAAGTCTTCATAATTATGAGTCGGATCACCTTCTGCGTTTATTTGAACACTATCGTTGCTTTTAAGTTGATCAATTTTTACAACATATAATTCACCGTCATCTGTTCTGCGAAGACCATAAAAATATCTTGCATCTGTTTGATTTACCATTTCGCCAATGCTTTGGCCCATAAAGTTTCCGTCACTCATTATACAATCTCCACTATACTTAAAATTACATCAATTGATGCTGTTGAATCTGATGTTACATATAATACATTATTAGCATCAAGAATAATTTTTTCACCTTTTCCAATTGGTTTTAAACTAGATCCTGGAGGAATAGGCATGTTTTTAACCATTACTCCAATTGAACTTGCTTCGTCTCCAATTTCAATTGTACAGTTTACCATACTCTCTGTAAGATTAGCTAGGTTCATACCAATTACTGTTGTACTTGTAGCGGGCGGAACTGTATATACTGCGACTCGCTGTGTACCTATATCTTTTCCAATTACGTTTTTAAAATTAGTTGCCATTATTCTTTTCCTATATTGTCAATGCAAGTTTAATTGCAATCTCCTCTGCATCATTAAATGTAACAGCACCTGTTGCACCTGCTACTGACACCCAGTTATTCGAAATATCATAAATTTCAACTCTGTCTTCAACACTGTTGTACCTCATCATACCTGTTTCTGGTGTTGGGTGTCTATTAGCGTTATTACCAACTGGAATAACAAATCCGCCTGTGCCTTCAACTTTAAAATATCCCGAACCGTTTTGTTTAAGTGTAGTAACAGCACCATCTATAGTATTAGTTATCTGATTTCCGTTGAAACTAAAGTTCTCTATGGTTACTAATCCAGTTCCGTTTGCTCTTAAATTTAGATCAGCATTTGTAGTAATTGTTTCTAAAATATTTCCAGAAATTGCAATATCATCTACTTCTAATCGTTGTACATCAAAGCGTTCAGTAGTTACATCTGCTACTATACTTCCGTTAGCATAAAAACGTATAGTATCGTCGTTTGCGCCCGGTGTTAATTCAGCAGTAATATATGTCTGTCTATCATCTGAGTAAACGCCGCCTAAGTTAATCCAGCCTCCGTCGTATGCTTCAAATACATTTGCGTCAGTATTATAACGAATCATACCTGTTACAGGAGATAATGGACGTTCTGCTGTAGTACCTTTTGGTAGTACCAGTGCTCCAGTGCTAGTAATTTTTACTGATTCACTACTTGGATCTAAAATAATATCACCACTTAAATTTGATATAGCATTACCGTTTAATTGAAGTTGGTCAATTATAACACTACCCGCTCCATTAGGAATAATATTAATATTACCATTACTACCAGTAGAACTAATTGTATCGTTGTCAATTGTAATATCGTCAATAATTGCTTTTCCAACGTGTGCTTCTGACCATGCAAGACCGTTATTACCTAATTTATAAGTAACATCGGCTGCCGGAATAATATCACTGTCAATTTGTGCATTAATATTAATTACATCAGTATTTTCGTCGCCAAGTGTAATATTTCCACCAATAGTAATATTTCCTGCAACATCTAAGTTACCAGTAATATTAACATTATCAATTAAATTAATTTCACCAGTTGTAGTATTAATATTAACATCACCACTAGTACTGTAAATAGTGTTTCCTGTAATTCTTATATTACCAGTTTCAATTTTTGTACCATCAATAATAGTTGTGTTAACGCCGTCAGTGAAAGTAATACCTTGGTTGTTGTTAAATAAGAATTCTGCATTAGTAAATGATACTTCGCCAGTTTGTTGATTAATTCTAAATAAGTCACCAACTCTAAAATCACCTTTGTGATCAACTGTACTAAAGTAAATTTTTGCATCATTAAGTGCAACTACTTCGTTATCCTGTATAACTTCTGTTGGATCATTAGTAACTTCTTTACCTGATCCTATATATGCTAAATTTTGACCAATGGCATATACTATACTACCTGGACCATCACCATATATTCCATAGTTGCCGTAAATACATGCACTAGAAATAGATCTTAGTTCGCCACCAAAATCGCTTTGATCAATTAATGTTAATGCTGTTGCTGTGCCACCGCCACTAAATTCAATAGTTTGAATGAAAGTGTCGTCGTCTGTAATAATTTGTGATCCGTTATTACTATCAAAGTTTAACTTTAATACTGTATATTGATCAACTACAGTTGCCGCCGTTGGCGCTGGAAAGTTTGCATTTTCTCCTATGCCTTTTCTTATACGGAAGTCGTCTATACGTCCAGCATGTCCAGTTAATCCATCATATGCGTTACCAATTATTAATGGTTTTGTTGTTCCTAAATTTGTACTAACAGTTGCAGAACCTTGTAATAGTCCGTCAACAAATAATCTTAAAGTTGTACCAACTCGTGTTACCATAATATGATAAAACGTAGTGTTGATTAATGTAATAGCCGGTGCAATTAAAGTAGTGTTGCCAATGTCAACTTTAGGTGCTCTGTCAACTGTATAAAAGTGTAATGCATCATCAGTTGCTGATCCTGCTCTAAAATCAAAAATTGATTCAGTACCAAGATCGTCGCTAATATAAATCCATCCTTCTACACTAAAATCTCCAGTGCCAAAACCAAAGTCAGACTGTGTAGTAATTGTAAATCTATCATCTGTACCATCAAATAAACCAATGCCTGTTCCGTATTTTACAGGAGCAGATGTTACTGCTTGTGCGTTTCCAACTGCTGTAACTGTTTTCTTAGCTCTACTTAATGGTAGAATATAGCCGCTTGGCTTACCATCAATTATTACAGTATCAGTGTCTACACTTTCAATTGTTGATGATGCAAGTGTTGTACCGTTTGCATCTTTAAGTGTAATAGTTTGACCAGGTGCTACTGCTGATCCGCTAAATCCGGAATATTTAATTTTTGTTTTGCCGTCGCCTTTTAGACCTGCTACGCCGTCAACAATTTCAATTCCTTTATCTGCAAAGTATGTGAATGAACTTAACCATTCGACTCTACCGCCGTTAGTAATTTTTAAACCACCAACACCAGGTGTAATAAATGTTACACTATGGAATAATATCGACGCTTCTTTAGAATCTGCATTAGCAATACTGCCGTCGACTAATGCGCCTCGGCCTGCATCACCACTTGCAAATCCTCTTGGATCATCATTAGATGTTGTAGTTCCTTTTGTGATTACACTAACGTTTTTTACGTATGGTGATCTTTCATATGTTCTAAAATTATTTGCAAAACGGAAAGCGTATCCTGTATTTGCACCACTATTGTAATAAAAATCTTTAACAGTTATGTCTTCAACTGTTGTGTCACCGTTTAATAAAAAAGCATCATTACTTTGTGTTCCACTTGTTGGAGTAATTTCTACTGAACGTATACTATGTCCTTTTACTGTAACTCCTAACGGTACTGTTAATGGAAATGCTTCTTGATATTGTCCTGGATAAATGTAAACAGTATCACCTAAACTAGCAAGTTCTAATGCCTTTGTAATAGTTAGTACAGGATCTTGTGGGTGTGTGCCTGTTTGATTATCACCGCCGTTAGTAGCAACATAAATGATATTTCCTGGAATACTAATTAGGTCAATGTTACCAAAATCCAAATCATTTGTTGTTAATGTATTTGTTGTAACGTTACCAAAAAATCCAGTTGCCCAACGCTTACTCGCTGATCCAATATTATAAGTATCGTCAATATCAGGTAAAATGTTACTTGCAATGTCTGCGTTAATATAAATGTTATCAGTATCGTCGTCGCCGATAACAATGTTGCCGTCGGCACTAATATTGCCTGTAGCATGTAAATTACCAGTAATTACAGTATTACCTACAATGTTTACGGTTCCGGTACCGTTTGCACGAATAAACAAATCACTGTTAGTATTTGTGTTTTCTAAAAAGTTATTATTAATTTCTAAGTCGCCGACTACTACTCTATTGCCTACAATAGTATTATCAGCTGTTGCGATTGCAAATTCTTGTGCAGAAGTTGAAATAGTAGCAGTGTCACCATTAATTGTAACATTACCAATATTAAAAACGTTATTTGTAATTTCTAGATCTGTTACACGGGCAATGCCTGCAACGTCTAATGCGTATTGAGGATTTGTAGTTTTTACACCGATCCGACGGTTTGTTACATCTAAGTATAAAAGGTCTGTCTCGAAGGCTAAATTCGCTCCATTGCGGAGTAAGTTATCCTTTAAGAGAGGACCCGATATGCGACCAATTGCCATCTTCTCTCCTTAATACGGGGATCCTGTCCCTCTAGCCTAAATTTTCAGCTTTCGCTCTTTGCCGGCTAACCACAGTTTGTCAGCAACGGCCTGGTCTGCCCTTCGTTGCATTAATATTATTTATCTGATTTGGGAAATTAGTCTAGGATAAGGTTGAATATATAAGCTAAATTTTCAACATCAGATGCTTCAATACTTTCAACTTCACCTGCCGCATTAATCCAGTCAGAACCGTTCCAAGTTTCTACGTATTCTAGATCTAAGTTGTATCTTGTATGTCCAACTTCAGGTATTCCAGGACGTTCTGCTGTAGTACCTTGCGGGATAACCATACCGCTTACATTATCAATTTTTAGAAAAGCTCTGTTATTAGTATTTGTTAAATTAAAGATAAAATTGGCAGCACTAGCATTAACTAACTCACTATCTCTAAAGTGAACTTCTTGTATTTTAGTGAAACCAGTACCGTTTGATCTTAATATACTATTTCCACCTTCTACATCATTACTAACAACATTTCCGTCTATACTAAATTTATGATCACTACTAAATCCAGATGATTCAAGTAGTGTACCATTTAACGTGTGATTTGTTTGTCCGTTAGTAACAAAGTTAAATTGGTTATTACTTAGGTCTAAATATGTGTTTCTATCAGTATCATAAATACCGTCTAAAGAAACTGCACCTAAAATTTCAGTACCTTCAAATGTATTATAAGTGGTATTATATCTAATTCCGCCTTGTACTGACGGTCTTTCAGCCGGTGATCCTTTTGGTAAAGACAAATCACTAATAGCATTTATTCTTAAAGAATCTGTTGGAGAAAATTCTACATCTCGTTTTGTTCCGCCTAATACATTTGTAACTTCAGTCCAGTAATCAATTGACGGACTATTTGTTATAGGAAAACCATAAGTGTTATTAATAATAATATTTCTACCAGCTACGTCTTGCAATTGCAATAATACATCATTATACGGATCCCATAAACTAGTAATTGTTCCAGAACGCCATTCTAAACTTCCTGCTACTGATGCTGTTAACAAATACAAATATTCATATACTAAGTTTGTGTATGATAATCCTGTTGGATCAGTGTACCATGCAAAGGGAGGATAATTATATCCAACTTGTCCGCCAGCTTGAAAGCCTCCTCGAGCCGCGTCCATTGCGTTAGTAACTGTAGACGGTCGTGTAATACTTAACGGAATATGTAAACTAGATATTTTCGGAATTAATAAGTCTTTTAGAATTTTTTCAGATGCAATATCTCGTTGGTTTCCGACGCCGTCTCCTAAGAAGTTATTCATTTCATCTTCAAAAACACTAAATGTTCTGTTAACTTTAAATGCTCCTAATTGTGTACTTAAACTAGACTCTTCGGCAGCATTTGCATAAACTACTATAGCAAACAATCCATCTGAAAACTCTGCATAAAGATCATTATTATCTACAACTCCGTCAAAGTTATTATCAAGATAACTTGCTAAAATATTAGCGGCATGCTTTACTGCATCTAAAGATGCTGTTGCTGTACCAAGAACTGGTATACCAAATATAGTTGTCCATTTTGGTAGCAACGATCTTAATGAATCAAATCCATTAAAGATGCTAGGAAATCCTGGATCAGTAGATGAATTTACTACGAACTCTCCTTCAGGATCAAATTTACCTATAATTTTATTATCTTCAAATTTTAAATTATCAATGAAGACAGCGCCTGTGCCAGTTGCTAAAATATTTAAATCAGCATTAGTTTCATTAGTACTAATTTCAGATGTTGTAATGTTAATACTGTCTGTTGCCAACAAGTCAGTATACAATTCTTTCCAACGTTTTGTTTCATTTCCTAATGTTAATCCGTCTGAATCTCCTGGAAGAAAATCTTGAGTAATGGCCATATTAAAGTCAACAGTATCATTAGGACTATCACCAATATTATTGATTGCACCGTCAACTGTTAAGTTTCCTGAAACATTCATAGAAGGTGCTGTTACGTTACCTTGTAAATTTATTACTCCAACGCTGTCAATATTTAAATTTGATCTAGTAGCTTCAATTGTATTTCCTGCAATAACAATGTTATCTAAATTAATTTGACTTGGTTGAATTGTAATTATATCGTTACCGTTTCTTAAGATTGCTGTTACATTTGTAGCAAAAATGCTTTCAATATCAAAACTAGTTCTTTCATTTTCTAAATCAACAAGGAAATTATCACCAACTCTAAAATTGCCTCGTTGGTCTTGGCTTGAATAATACACCTTTGCATTGTTTAGTTCAATAACTTCATTTTCTTGTAGAGTAAATGTATTATCGTTAGTAACATCTTTACCTGCGCCAATGTATGCAAAATTATAGTTAATTAGATATGCTAAACAATTTTCGCCATCGGCTTCGATACCTTTGTTTCCGTATACAGATGCACTTGAAATACTTCTAAGTTCTGCTCCATATTCAATAGTACTATCCGGTAGTAATCTTCCGGTACCTTGTGTTAGATAAAGTCCTCTATTAGCAAAATATGTAAAACTATTAAGCCATTCTATTCTTACACCGTTTGTTGCTGTTAGTGCATCAACACCTGGAGTAATAAATGTACAACTATGAAAAAGTATACTAGCAGATCTACTATTTTGTAAGACAACACTTCCGTCAACTAATGCACCTTTACCTGCATCGCCGCTTGCAAATCCTCTTGGATCGCTCGGACTTGTTGTTGTACCTTTTGTAATAACTGTTACATTTCTGATATAAGGACTTCTTCCGGGAGTTTGTTCAAATATAGTTGTTGAGAAATTATTAGCAAAACGGAAAGCATATCCAGTGTCGTTACTACTGTTATAATAAAAATCTTTAATTGTAATATTTTCAATCGTAGTATCACTATTAACTAAAAATGCATCGTTACTTTGTGTAGCCGACGTAGGTGATATTTCTACACTTCTTAAAGATGCTCCTTGGATAGTAACTCCTTTAGGAACAGTTAAGGGAAATGCTTCTTGGTATTGACCTGGATAAACATAAATTAAATCGCCTGTTGTTGCAGTACTAAGTGCCTTTGCAATTGTTGCAAACGGACCGCCCGGGTTTGTTCCTTCGTTATTATCATTACCGTTGTTGGTTGAAACAAAAATAATACCAACATTTTTTGTTAATTCAATTCCTTGATAAACAATACCGTTAGCTTGAACCCTGTCAGCAGTTAGTTCTTCAACTGCAATTTTAAATCTCTTACCTACATTACCTATAGTAAACGTATCTGTTTGATCTGGAATAATATCAGATTTAAAATCTGCAAAAAACGATGCAGTATCAGTACTATCGTCGCCTATGATTAATGAACTTTCATTACCGCTGATTGTTGCTTGGTGTATATAAACTCGACCAGCTTCAGTTGATCCGTCTACAGTTTCAAGAGGTGCTCCAATAATTGTATGAGCATCGTCATTAATTCCTACATTAAATGCAAATTTATGATCAGTTCCGGGATTAGGATTAGTAACCTTCGAAACCATTAGTCCGGTATTTGTATTAAACACATATGCAATACCACTACTGTTAAAACTAGCAGTATCTTCTCCAGGAGTTCCAACAATTGCCCATGTTCCTGAAATATCTACACTTGATCCAAACTGATCATCTTGACTGGTTCCAAAATCATTAGGGTTTGTTAATGTTAATAGCAATGCTCCCGTAGTTACGTTAAAAATATATGCCTTACCTGCATTACTATTGCTAGGCTCATCTTCACCAGGTGCACCAACAATAATTTTATTTCCACTTAAAGATATTGCTTCACCAAATCTATCATCGGTACTTGTGCTAAATGTATTTGGATTTTGTAAAGTTCTAGATAGTGCTCCTGTAGATGCATTAAAAATGTAAACAACGCCAACTTCTGTATCAGTAGCAGTATCTTCTCCTAATGCACTTGCCGCAACATTATTTCCATCAATAGATACAACAGTACCAAAATAGTCATTTGTTTTTGTTCCGTATACGTTAGGATTATTAATTGTTTCTTCTAATACACCAGTACTATTATTAAATACATAAATTATTCCCGAGTTATTACCTGTTGCTTCATCTTCAAATCTTGCACCTACAGCACAAAAAGTCCCACTAATAGATACTGATTGTCCAAAATAGTCATCTTGCGATGTTCCGTAGTTATTTGGATTTGATAACGTATGTAATAACGATCCAGTAGTTACATCAAATATGTATGCCCTACCTTCATTATTTCCGTATGTACTTGCACCAACGATTGCATAGTTGCCGCTAATATGCACGGAATCACCAAATTGTGTATTTGATGCTCCTGCATCAGGATTTGATAAAGTATGTAATAATTGTCCAGTAGTGATATTATAGATATACGCTTTACCTTCACTACTAAACGATGCTGAATCTTCATCTGGTGCACCGATAATACCAAAGTTACCGGCAACTGCTACTGTTTGACCAAAATGATCATTAGCATCAGTTCCGTAGGCATTTGGATTATTTACAGTATACCATAAAGAATATCCTTCGAATATTTGTTCTGCACCGTATGTAATATCACCAGTAGCGTGTAAATTACCTGTTACTGTAACAGTTCCGCCTGATTGGATTTGTAATTCTCTTGGAGCACTTCGCGGATAATATTTTTTTACATATGCTTTAAATGCTTCAGGATTTGGGTGATCTGCTAGTGTTCTTGATGCTGGAAATGCAGTTCCGTTAATGAACTGTGTATTCATTGTAAGAATTTTTAAAGCATCATCTACTTGAATATCTCCATCACCATCAAAGTCAAATGCAACTAATTCTTCAGCAGTCCAGGTACCTGCCTGTGCTCTTGCTATTGCGTCGTCATAAAGTCTATCGCCATCGTTAGGAGGAGAATCTGCACTAATCTTTGGTCCAGGGTACCAATAATTACCATAATTACCGTTATAATTCCAGGCAACTGTTTGGCCATCATAGACTTCTGATCTTAAACCAACACTATCATTAGTTCCTAATGCTATAAGACCGTCGCCCTTAACAGCAAAATTATAACTACCAATACCGTTAGTAACAATATAACCTTCGGGATGTGTTGATTTAATATTAATGTTTCCGCTTGATGTACTAATACCGGTAGTAGCAAGAGTAAGGTCGCCAATTTTTAAACTATTATCAAAAATAATATCAGGCTCACTAGTACCTGATGATGTACGTAATGTACCGTTAATAGTTAAGTTTCTAGGAGTTGTAGTTGTATTAATACCAAGAGTATTATCTCTTTTTACAACTAAAAGGTCATTGTCAAACTTAAGATCCGAAAGTTCTCGTAATAAGTTATCTTGTAGTAATTGACCGCCTATGCGAGCGACTTGTGCCATTAGGTTCCCTCTCTAACTTCTTACTTGTATTTATTTTACTTGTCGAAGTTATGTAGTACTTGGACAACCTTACCAGTAGGGACAGCTGAACCAAATGATAGATATGTTCCTGGAGTTTTTCCTGCTGGATTTTGCACAAGAGAATAGTTAGTGTTTGCTAACTGAAAAACGTTTTCAATAGTTACTAAAATGTTATTTTCAGATACCGGTATAGGATAGTAACTATCGTTTGAATCTAGTGGTCCAAATAATGTTTCAACTCCGTCACCGTTTCCTAAATTTTGTTGATGAATAACAGTAGGTTCTCTAAATCTAATAGGTTTCCATGCCGCATTTTGTCTTACTTCAAAGTCTCCGGTATCAGTATTATATCTAACCATACCTTCTGTTGGAATAAACGGTCTGTCGTTTTGCGTTCCTTTAGGAACAATCACAGCTGAATTAGTATTCATTGTGATTAAACCAAGAGAGTCTACGTTTACTCCTTTTGTGTCGGCATTAATTCCTCTAGATGTTGTTTGTGCTTTAATAAATCGCATTATACTTCCAAATAACTAACTGTAGCAAGTAAATATTCTTTACCTGCTTGTCCCATAGCTACAATACTGTCTCCTTCTTCCAATACAATCTTTTCTGTATCAAAAGAAAATGTATCAGCACCTGCTACTTTTAAATCATTTAATATTTGATTAGAGTTTGGATCTGCATATCCTTTTGTTTGGCCGCTTGGAATAAAATGTAGATCAAAAGTTGCATCATTGCCGCCGCCTGTATCTGCAGGTTGTGAATTGCAAACCATAATAGTAGTAATAGCATATCTTTTACCTGCTGGAACTGTTAACAACGTTGTATCTGAAGAAGTAATTTTTTTATTTGTAATTGCCATTTGTTTTTCCTTTAAAATAACATACTATATAACAATGATTTATTAGTACTTATCAATTCATCTTCATAGTTGTTTTTGTTTTTATACCATACTCCTGAATTACCAAAGCCGGGATTCTTTGCATAAATTCCAATGTCATTAGCACTACTAGCAATTACAGTTGCATCGCTCTGTATAGGCATTCTTAAAACACTGTCAATTTTTACAAAAGGTGATCCGTTACTACTAAGTGTCAAATCGTCGCCGCTTGCTGTAGTAGAAATTGTTGCATCATTAAAAATAAGTTGTTCAATCTCTGTGCTGTCTTGTCTAAATAATGCTACTTCGTATCCGTCAATTGTAACTTTAAATCCGCTAACACCTGGATCTAAACTTTGATCAAAAAGATTAAGCGCAGAGTCACCTCTTTGAATACTCTGAATTGTAATTGTTTGAATACCTGTTGTAATAGCATCGTCTACATATTTTTTATTAGGTACATCGTCATCATCGGTAACTTGTGCTTCATAATTGTTTGTTCCGCTAACACTAAGAACTCCTGTACCTGAATTAATTAAGTATAAATCGCCGCCACCGGTTGAAATGCTATTAGTTCTAATACCAATCAGTGCGTTGTTTTCGTCTTTAAAAGTAAAAGTTCCGCCTTTAACAGTTTGTGAAATTGGATCATTATGTGTTGTATTTTCATCAAATACAAAAAATACATCTGGATAACTTGAACTAGTACCTCTTTCAATTCGTATACCAGACTGATCAAGTGTAATACCTGTAGAACCTTCTTCTCCAGCATTAAGTATAATAATATTATCTTTAAGACTTAAATCTTCAGAATTAACAGTTACAGTATTACCGTCAACAACTAGGTCTCCTGTTATTCTAACTTCTCCTAATTCTGCGCCAGTATCAAGAGTAATTCGATTACCCTGTGGTACTCGTACTGTGTAATTTCCGCTGTTTACATTTAAAGTCTTTGACATCTAAAATTCCTTGTATGTGTGTGGGGAATTTCTCCCCCACACTAATCCTTAGATGGCAACTAGTGCCATGTATGACACTGTTGAATCATCTTCAACAGTCCACTTGTAACGATTATTGTTTTCATCTCTACAAGTTCTGTTGTAAATTTTAGTAACCCATACACTTGAACCATCTGCTGTAATGATGCCGTTAATTGACATTTCATTGTCGGCTAATGAACCGCTTGCTTTAGCAACTAGTGTACATACACCTTCGTTACCTGATCCAAGTTTTGAATCATCAACTTTAAATTTATTTTGTGATCTTTGTGAAATGATCATACCTTGTTCTGTAGCTGAGTTTGCTCCAACTTTACAGTTAATTGTTAAGTTAGTACCGTCTGCTAATACACCAAAGTTTCTTTTATTTAATGGACGTCCCATTTGTTTCTCCTTATAAAACGTTCTAGGTCTACGCAGTGGGTCAATTCTGCATAAGTCTATCTATTTGATAGCACGATTTACGACACAAGTATTTATCAAAGTTTACTCAAGTCATAAAAAAAGGCCCCGAAGGGCCTTTTTTCGTTTTAGTAAGTTTTAAACTTAGCTGAAGCTTACATTGGCAATACTGATTCTACCTAAGTAGTCAGCGGCATTACCAAGTGAAGAAGCAACGTTTGATAGCTCAACATATCCGTAACGTGTCATAAATGATACGACAGGCTCGAATGATGCTGGGTCTAACACAACACCACTTGACATTAGAGGAATGTAAGGAGCGTAGAACGCTGGTGCGTCTGATTCGCTTGATCCTTTGTATCCAACTAGTACGTCAGTTGCGTCTGATGCGTATGCATCAACGTAGACTTTCATCGCGCCGTTCAATGTACCAACCATCTTAGTGTTAGTTGGTGCTTCGAATGTACCTTCAGTTGTTCTTGCGAACGCAGAAGTTGTTGCGGACTGTAGGATAGTCAATGCATATGGTGAAACCACTGCATAGTTACCTGCGCCACGACGTGTACGAGCGGCAATCTTGTTTGCAACACGGTTGATCATAACAGCTAGTGCCGCATGCTCATCGCCAACGAAAGTGGCAGTACCACTTACAGATGACTGATCGTATTGTACGTCTGATTCAGCAGTTCCAGCTAGTGAACGTAAAGAAGCAAGTACTTCTTGATCGATTTCAGCTGTAATCTCCTGTGCAAGAGCTGCCATGATCTCAGCTTCGATGTCAATGCCTTGTTGGGCTTGTGCATCTTGAGCAGATTCAAAAGTCCAGCGAGCTGATAGCTTTCTGGTTTTTGCTTCTACTGTTTGCTTTAAGATCTGGATAGACATTCTCTTACCAGCGGCACCTTCAAGTGTTGCTGTTGCATCAGCTTTGTCGGTAGAACCGCCGCCACTGTAGCCAACACCAATTTTGAATGGTGATAGAGCTTCTTCACCAGCAGTTACATCATCAAATGAATCTGCGTAGCGTACTCTTAGTGTGTGGATTTGACCCACTGGACCTGTCATGGGCTGTACACCAACTAATTCGTTGCCGATAACAGTTGGCATAACTCGTCTAATTACCGGAAGGATAACTCTGTTTAGTGTAGCAACATTACCTGCAGAAGTTGCACCTGCTGTCGCATTCTCTGCCAAATACCTTTTAGTATTTTCTAGAGTAACACCCATTACAGCTTTCTTGTTGCCTTCAAGGCCTTCAAGAAGTGCATTTTTGGTATCCTGCCAGCGACTCTCAAATAGTTCTGACATTATTTTCTCCTTATTTCAATCCTGCAAGTCTTTTGAGTTCAACAACGTTATTTGCTGAATCTACGCTTGCATTAGTGTCATTATTTGTCTTATTGCCTGTAATATGTGTGCCTTCTGTAAGTGTTGCCTTGGTTTCCTTCACTGGTGTGTTCCCTGCGATAACGCTTGGCATGTACTTATCGAAAGACTTGTGCAGTTTTTCGGTTTGTACAGATTCCAGTAAGTCTGACATGATTTCTCTTTGACCTTTGTTTAAAGGACCGAGTAATTCATTCATAATTTCTTTACGCTGTGCAGTATTTTTAGCAACTTTAATTTCAGCGTCTTTGCTTTCTACTAGTTTTGCTTTTTCTGCTGCCTGCGCTTTAGCTTCGGCTAATTGCTTATCTTTTAACTCAACTACTTTTAATAGTTTTGCAGTCTCAGACTTTTCATTTAAGTAACTTGATTGATATTCGCTAGCGAATGATTCAAACAACTTACGACCAAAGTCATTTCTGCGAGCCGCATCAATGTCTTCTTTTAATTGACTAATTTCTGACTTTAGACCTTTGTCAACGGTTTCTGCGACAACATGTGTTGCGTCTTGGATAAACTTGGATTTAACCTTGGCTAGATGATCTTTAGCTTCACGTACTAAACGTACCTTTGTTTCAGCTAAATCTTTTTTATCTTCATAAAATTCTGCAATTTCTTTAGAAAGTGCATCAACAATAAAGTTCTCCAATGTATGGAACTTGTCAGCCATTAATTTCTGATCTTCGTGTAATTCGCCAATTTCTTTACCTAACTGCTGTACAACAAATTTTTGCATTAGGTTTGCGTTTTCACGCATTGCTACGGCATATTTTGCTCTTGCTTCAGCTAATTTTTGGCGATCATCTTGGAACTCAGTAATTTCTTCGCTTAGTTTATCGGCAAGCATTGCGTCAATAGCTTCTACCATTGTTTGCTTGTCGTGCTCATACTTTTGAGCAAACTCTTCGCGAAGTTCAGCTGTAGCTTGCATCTTATTCTCGCGAATTTTTGCATTCCATGCTTCTTCGATCTCTAGTTTGATGTCTTCTGAAACTACATTGTTTTCAAAGAGTGCTTTCAGTGCATCTAACATTTGTTTCTCCTAGTCTATTTGAGTCCGCTGATAATGTTTATCAACGACTCCTTTAAATACTTCTGTGCCTTTTCATCGCCATTAAGTTCGCGAGCCAAATTGTATGCCTTATACCCACCACGAGTATTCATTAGGTGCTCGTAAATAGGCGTTGGATAAGCCCCAGGAGCACTTGGTTGGGCAACGGCATCGACAGTGATTATTTCAAATTCGCTGACTTCCCCGCTACCATCATCTTTTACATTACCCGATCCCCTTGATGAAACACCTAGTTTTACACCATTTTGAATCATGGTTTGAACTAGTTGTCCCATCGGGGTTGGAATAATTTTTAGTTTTCCATAACCGTTTGGACCATCCATCCACATTTCTGTGATCATATGGCTTACACGATCTAAGTTAATATTGAGTCCTTCAGGATGATCAACTTCGCCTAATACACTATACCCGCCTTGAATTTGATCGTTGAGCGTGTTGACAGCCCTACTGATCTCACTTACAGGATATACACGCTGGTTTGCGTTACGAACACCACCTTGAATGCAGATACCTTTTAAGTACAAGTCCTTACCACCTGCACTATTTTCAGTAGTCTCAACGACCATTTTAGCTTGGTCGAATGATAGTGTTTCGGTTAAGTTATGCATCCCCATAATCCTCAATTAAGAACCAATAGTACTTTTACTATTTGTTCCAGTTTCGCCTGCGCCTTTTTTCTCTGCGCCGTGGCCTTTGGCATTTGACATTGCAGGTGCTTTTTTGTTACCAGATACATTAACTTGATTAAAGTCTTCTACATTTGGAGTACTTACGCTTCCACCTTTTTCTTCAGCTGAACCTTTAGCAATATTTGCAGTAGTTCCGCCCATGTCGTTTTTGCCAGCAACTGGAGATTTTGCTTTGTTGTCTTCACCTTTTGGTGCGGCAACTTTTTCAACATACTCTCTCATTTGCTCTGCTTGTGATTTTTTACCTTCATAAGCTGGCATGCCAAGTGTTGAAGGGTCATATGACTCTTCTTCTGCTTCTTCATCACCTTCGTCGTCCATGTCCATTTCGCCGTCATCTTCGTCGCCTTCATCGTCCATGTCGCCTTCTTCTCCAGACATCATTTTTTCAAATTCTGCCTTTAGGTCATCAAGTGCATCTTCTAGGTCAACTACACGGTCTTCTAGCTCTTCTTCGCCTTCTTCACCTTCGTCGCCCATATCCATTACACCGTCTTCGTCGTCGCCATCGGCTTCAATGTCTTTTAACATGTCTGGGCCTGGCTCGCCGCCCATTGGGTCAGCTTCTGGTGTAAATTCGTCAAAGTTTTCATCGACTTCTTCGTCGTCTGATTCTTCTAAATCTTCGTCGTCTGTAGCTTCATCTACTTCTTCATCTGTAGCTTCATCTACTTCTTCATCTGTAGCTTCATCTACTTCTAGATCTTCTAGATCAGATTCGATCATTTTTTCGTAGATGCTACGTGATTTTTCAATCACAAATTCATGAAACAACTGATCAGCTCCATCGCGATCGTTGTTAACTAATTTTTCGAGCATTTGCTCTAGCTTTGTTGTGTCTGCCATTGTTTTCTCCTATAATAAGTTTATTGGTAAGGCTGTCTACTATTATTTACACATACCTTAAAAAAGCGGTGGTAAATGGTGTCAAAACGACTCGTTTTGAAAAAAAGTGTTTAAAAATCGTAATATCTTTTAAATTCGCTTAAATTTATGTGTGACAAATTCTTACATTTTTTTAATTGTTTAGGTACAAAGTCGTCATTGTCTTCTCTAACTCTAATATATTGTGTACCTTGATGTGCGTCACATGTCGATGATGTTTGTCTCTCCCAATTGCCAAAATACGTAGCAGGATCACCTTCACGTTTATAATTCTGTGTTCCTGCGTATAAATTATTTACCTTTGTACGCTGTCCATACTTATCAGGTGCTCCGTGAAAATCAAACCCTAATATGTATATTGTATCATGTCCGTGTGTACTTGCAAGCCATAATGCTGTTGGACCACTACTCCATCCTTTACTAGGTTGAAAGAAATTAAATCCTTGCATTCCGTGAAATTGTTTATTAGGATTGGTCCAAACTTCGTGACTCATTTGCCATTTTTGTTGATTAATCTCTAAGATCATTTTAACATCAACTGCAACTAGATAGTCAGGTTCGTGCTTTCTAAAGACTGCATTACATGCGTACACTTTACCGTATTGTTTTAATGAATTTATATCAATGTCTCTACGACTTTCGCCGTTGCCAAGTACGAATGCTACCGTCATTAACAAAAAGTCCTATATTTCAGGTTGTGCTTGTATTCCGTACATTTGACGTACGAAACCTAATTCTTTTTCTGTTTCTTCTACATGAAGTTCGGATGCTTTACGGGCTTTGTTAATTTGTCTTAGCGTAAGTCGAGTTTTACGTGTGTCGTCGCGCTTTACAATGCTATCGTCATCCGTAGCATCATAACCTTTATCTTCAACAGGTTCAATAGTTTCTTTGTCAAAATAAAATAATTCACGTAATATCATAATAGTATTTATGCCTCTGGCGTAGGTTCTGGTGCTGGTGTAGTAGCACTTTCAGGACCTTCGTCGGTACCTGTTACTGTAGGTTCTTCTGCATCGTCTGCTGTATCAACTGCGCTTCCTAAATCACCTTCAATACCTGCTCCACTAATTCCTGCTCCTCGCATTTCTGCACTTGCATCTGTTGGACTAACTACTAATTCGTCGTTTTCTTCTTTCCATAAACGTTCGTTTTCTGCAACTTCTGCATCGCTCATTCCTAAGAAACGCTTTAATGCATATCTATTACTAATAAACGGAATAGCTTGTATTTGTGCAAACGTACCAATCCTTTGATTATCAAGTTCTGATTGTCTATAACTTGCAAAGTTTTGTGGTGGTTGAAACACAAGGTCAAACATCGCAACATCAATGTTAATTCCTTTTTCTACTAGATAACGTTTAAATTCTAAATTAAAAACTTCTGTAACTAAATTTTGTAAACGCTCGCAATATTTGTTAAAACGCAATTCTTGAATATATGCTGTTCCAACTCTACCATCGTTAAATTGGCCTTGTCCTTCATCTTGTGCCGCACTTGGCAAATATGAACTTGGAATACGTAAACCTCTAATAAGTTTATTAGTAAAGTATTTTAAGTCGTCAATCTCACCAAGGTTTGTACCGCCTGGTAGTGTATCAACTTTAGATCCTCTACCTTCAGCAGTTTGTGGGAAGAAGTAATCTTCGTTGGTTGACAGAGGATTATAAGCTGAGTCTATGACATTAGTTCCGCCTCCTGTCTTCGATGGGATCCTTCTTTGATGGATTTCCGTTTTTACACGCTCCACAAATTGCATAGCAAGGTGTGAAGGCATGTTACCCACATCAACATAAAATACTCTTCTTTCTGGAGCTCTTTGTACGCGATAGATAATAATCGCATCTTCAAGCAATTCTTTTTGTTTATAAACTTTAAAAATAGTTTCTAATAGACTGTTACCAAATGGAGCGTTATTATCTAAGCCTTCACTTAGACTTAAATGTACCATATGTTCAGCATCAACAGCAAATTCTTTTTGTTTATCGTGACCAAATCTTGAACTTGAACTCTGTGTTGATGTGTTACCAACCATTCCTCTAACACCGCCAGTTAAATAGCCGTCACCGCCTCCAGTTACGTTGCCGTTAGTTGTATAAGGTGTAGTTGCTACTTTATCAACAAAATTTAAGTTAATGTCTTTTACAATATATTGCTCAGGAGTTTTTCCTGTGCTTTCGTTAACAATGATACTTGAAACTTTTGCAGGATCAACGTGATGCCATTTTTTAGTTTCTGGATCTCTAATAAAAAATGCATCACCAAATTTAAACACATTTCTAATAATACGAAACATTCTCGTATTAAAACTATTAAGTCTAGTCCATTGTTGCAAGTAGTTTTCGAGTACTTTAATTTCGCTATTAGTAGCTTTTTGTTTAAAGTCTAAACTAAAACTGGTTTTATTTTGTGGATTTTGCTGTGTACAAAATTCAGCAAGAATATCTAGTGCCGCATTAACTTCACTATCCATATCCATAACATTATATTGTCCATAACGTTCTGCTCTATTTGGAGCTCCGCTATAGACATCAGGAAGGAAACTACTATAATTTGATTTTGCCGGTCCAGGCTGTCCACTACTTGCTGACGAGAATGGGCTTACATTACCAGTTTCTACCGGTGTAAAATATCTTTTCCAACTCATTTATTTGTTTCCTTAACCATATAAGTTACCGTCCATTCTCTGCAATAGTCTATTTTGCTGTTCTAATAATGCTACCATCCTTGCAGTATTAGTATTTAAGTCACTTACAGGATTATTAGATGGAGATGTGGCATTGGTAGCAGTTCGCATTGCTGGATCATTAGTTGGTGAAGGAGCAGAACTTGACGATGTGTCAGCTTCTGGTATTGCACTACTAGGACTAGGTGAGGGTGATCCACTAGGATTAGAAGAAGGCCCACCAAACCAGCTGTCTGGTAACCAACGTTTTGCCCAGTCTGGTATTACAGAACTTATCATTCCACCAAAATCAAAATCAAACAACCCTGTAATCCAGTTATAAACACCTCTAACAGCATTTCCTAATGCTGTACCAATGTTTTCAATAGTAAATGTACTTCGTATATTTTCCCAAGTAAACATTTCTACAAACTTGTTTTTCCAATCAACTAAAGTATCAATAACTGATTGTTTTAAATCTTCATAAGTAGGTCCAATTTGATCCCATCCTAACATAGATACAACGCCTGTAAATATTGCCGAAAGGGCACTTTTTGCACCATCAACAATACTTTGCCATATTTCTGCTCTACCTTCAGCACTTGTTAAGTTTTCAAAGAATCCCATAATCGATGGCTTCCACGAATCCCATAGCTCTGTTAATCCAGTTATGGCATTTTGCATCATAGTATAACCTTCGCCTGAACTTAACCAATTCCATGCTTCTGTCATTTTAGTAAATGCACTGTCCATTAGTTCAACGCCGTCAGTCTTTAACCAGTTCCATGCTGATTCCATACTCTCTTGTAACATATTTAGGCCGTCAGTTTTAAGCCAAGTCCACATATCGTCTAGTGCAGGAAAAATATTAGACATAAAAAAGCCCTTCATATCATCATACATACTGTTAGCTTCGCCGATAGAAGGAATTATACTTGCTAGGCCGTTTTTAAGATCTTGGAAGATATTACTGTCTAATAGATCAACTTGAAGTCTTCCTCTTACATCGTTAATAGTTTCAGCAAAAGTTGCAACAGCCGCAGTAGCATCGTCTCGTGCTTGCTGTTCAGCTGATACTCCTCCTTCAACTGTTCCAGTTGCTCTACCAAGTGCACCTGTTAACTGAAATAGTTCTCCAACCGCAGTTCCGTTTGCAATAGAAGCTTGGACTGCGTTCTCGCCCATACTATTGGCATAGTCCATACCTGATTGTCTAACACTAGCGGCAAAGTTAGTAAACTCTTCAGCAGTCATATTCTGAACGTCATTAATGCCATTTCGAAATGCTTCGTTGTTTGCCATCAACTGTCGTGTCAAAGGATCGTTTTCAACACCGTCAGCCATATCAAGAATGGCTGCTTCAAACGCTGGGCCGCCTACTTCAGCCGCTTGTTGTAATCTAAGAGCATATTCTTCTCCATATTTTGCAATTGCCATTTGGCGTCTAATGTCCATATTCTTTTGACGCATTTCTTCTTGAAGTTGCTCTCTAGATTTACCAGTAAGTTTGGATATTTTATCTAGTTCTAATGAATAGTTCTGTGATCCTTCAATAAGCTGGGCATTAGTCATAAACTGGCGACGCCCAGAAACTGTCATCATTTCATTGTATGCAATAAAGTTTTCATTTAATTCTTGCGAGGTAAATCCCATTGCCATTAAGCGAGGACCAATTCCGCCTTGACGCATTTCTTTTGACATAGAAGCAAAATTTCGAGCACCATCATTAACACTATTTCCAAAAAGTCTTAAACTTGATGATTGTGTTCGCAATAATTCAGCAAATTCTTCTTGTGGTATTGCCGCATTACCTGCGATGCGTGTAATTTCAAACATATTGTTGCCAAAACTTGCACCTGACTGAGATAACTCTCTAAATAAATTTATTTGTCCGTCGATTAATCCAGAAAATGCTGTTAATCCTGGAATAGGTAAATGTTGAGCAAAATCACTAAGTTGATTTCCGCCTTTTAATAATTCAAAGCCTAATCCTACAGTAGAACCAACAACGGCGCCAATTGCGGCTGTAAAAGTATTCCATATACCTCCTACAAATCCGTCTAATTTTGCTCCAAAGCCTTCTACTTGAACACCAGCTTCTTCACTAGCGTCACCGTGTTTTTTAACTTGTTTGGCAGCTTCTTCTGCATTAGTGCCAGTACCAGACATGCCGCCACCACCGTCCATGCCGTAAGATTTCCCACCTAATGTTTTAAGTATTTCACGTAAAGTAGCTTCTGAAGCCGCATTTTCTGCTGTAACTTCGCCTACTCCGGGGATATCAATTTTTACTGCCATATATTAAGTACTCACATAATAAGAAGCCATAAATAGTTTAACATGGCTATAACATTATTTAGCAGGAGTAATAAACATGGTAGATAATAATATCCCTAAACCGGGGATCGTTGGTGGAAATCCACTAGCAAAACACTTAAGACAACCAAAAATTTACATCAGACTTCCAAGTAAAGGAAAATATTGGCCAGTTGGCTCTATTGAAATTCCTGAATCAGGAGAGTTTGCTGTATACGCAATGACCGCAAGAGATGAAATTGCATTTAAAACGCCTGATGCGTTGTTAAACGGTCAAGCAACTGTTGATGTTATTCAGAGTTGTGTTCCTGCTATTAAAGATGCATGGCAAACACCGTCAATTGATTTAGATACAATATTAATTGCAATCAGAATGGCTAGCTTTGGCGAAACTATTGATATGACTACGCAGATTCCTAATACTGAAATTACTAAAGATTTTCAATTTAATCTGCAAAATCTTTATGACAAATATACAAATACTACTTTTGAAGATACATTTCAAATTGAAGGGTTTGCTGTAGAAATTAAACCAGTATCATATAAAACATCTACTGAACAAAGTATTAAAGCATTTGAACAACAAAGAATTTTTAATATTGTTAATGATAATTCACTTGATGACGGGCAAAAACTTAAACAATTTCAAGATAGTTTTAGAAAACTAACAGATATTAATCTTAATGTTATGATTGAAAGTGTTACAGCAATACAGCCCGACGGGGATGACGTTGCAGTAACTAACAGAATACATTTAACTGAATTCTTATCAAACTGTGAAGCAAAAACTTTTAATCAAATTCAAGAACATATTAAAGATCAAAGAGCAAAGTTTACACAAGCACCTGTTGATGTTGAAGCGACCGAAGAAGAAATTGCTGCCGGTGCACCTAAAGTATATTCAATTCCGGTTACGTTTGACCAAAGCAATTTTTTCGGCTAAGGATTTTAACGTGGGACCTCGATAAAATCCAAACCGAGGTTAAAATCCTAGAAAAACAGGTAACGGAAATTAAAACTGAGCTAGTAAAAACTTGCTGGTGGATGCGAGGAGCAGTTTCTCTTATCGAAGCATACGAATTAACTGTTGAAGATCGTCAGATTATTAACAACGTTATCAAAGACAACTTAGAACAATCTAAAAAAACTGGAAAAGATTTTTGGTAAAAGCGTTTATCTGTTTACTTTTTCTTTTGGTGCAATAACTTCATATCCTGCTTTACGTAAAACATCAACAGCTTGTTGAATTTCTACGGTAACACCCATATCTGCTAGTTTATTACCGCCTGAAGATTTAGTTTTAGTTTTTTTATCTTTTGGATCAGGAGAAGTTGTAGGTGCATCACCAAATCTACTCTTTTGAGTTGGTGTTCTGCCAGACTTAACACCAGCGGCCATACCTTGTTGCACGAATTTTTTGATAGCTTTCATTGCAGTTGCTTTATTAATTTGTGCATCAACTTCCATTAGTTGAGATTCGGTCATTTCATTGTACATACTTTGTAGATCTAATTCAGCCTGACGAGGATCTGGAGTAAGTTTTGTTGGTTCAGGAGAAAGTTTTTTCTTAATGCTTCTAGCCGCTTGTCCTACTTTGTCTGCTCCGGTTTTAACTGCTTTATTAACTGCTTTAGCACCTTTAGCAACTTTGCGACCCATACTAGGATCAGCATTAATATAAGACATTACTGCACTAGGCTTGCTTACAAATCCTTTAGCAACTAGATAATCAGCTAAACCTTTAGCTGTCATTGTACCATTAGGAGAATTTTTAGCAACAGCGTAAAAATCTTTAAAGATATTTTTAGCTTCTTGTTCAATTTCTACATCAAGCTGAGCCGCTTTGCCCATAGCTGTGTTTTTTCCTAATGTTCTCTTTAAAAATCTAATAGGACCTTCATCAACTTGCTTAGATTCTGTTAAAATGTCAAATACTTTCATATTGTATACTCCTGTCAGTAATATTTATACTCTTAAAACAATTTTACTTATTTACCTCTTAATAAATACCTATATAATGATGATTGGAGAGAAGATGTTCACTGATAGAAGAGAACTAACATCTAACGTAGAAAAATACGCATATACTATTACAGATATCGAATATCCTTTACAAGAATTACAACAACTCTATAGCGAAATTAAGGATCAAGAAGTTGATTATAGTACAATACGTGATCGTGCCACGCACGGACTGTTTAGTTCAATTAAGTCAGATAACTATCTAACCTATCCTGTTATTAAAAAATTAGTAAAAATGTTTAACCCAATTACTAAAAAAATTGGAAGCGGAAATATTGCAATAGTTGTATACAAACCAGGATTTGTTTTTAGGCCGCATATCGACTTTTCTCGTAAGGCTTGTATTATGTTTCCTATTCACCCAGCAGGTAAAGATGCTCCTATTGATTTTTACGAAAATAAAATTTTAGAAGGTCTAGATATCCACGGCAATGATGCTGATCATAATGAAAATCTTTATTTAGGATCACATTTTTATTCTTTAAAGCATCCTACAATTACAAACACAGAAGTTCCCCATGGTGTTAGAAATGACACAGATGATATAAGAGTACAATTACAGTTTAGTATCTATGACGATTATGATCAATGTGTACAAAGAATAAAAACTGGAGATTTCATTAATCATTAAGTTTGTATTTTTTCAAACTTTATATGATATTAAATAATCAACTATGATTACAAGATATAATATTGTTGATCAAAATGATCACATATACGAAACTGTCAACTCATTAGATGAAGCAAATGAATATATTTGTCATATGCTATCTGTAATACCCGAAGTAGTTTTGTCATATCAGGAAGTCAAGATTAGTTTAGTAAAGCCAGGTTTTGGAAGAGATCCTGATTTACATTAATCTATATGATTGAAATGAGCTAACGCTCATTTTGTTTTCGCTAACGCTCAAACTATAACACTTCGTTTGTTGATAGAAGTAATAGATATGAATTAAAGCATTATTGCGATAGCAATAATGTAATTGCTTCATGTAGATTGTTTCAGTCAGACGGAACCTGTTACGGTTCCATCTAATCTCAAAACTTCATGTGAGTTCGTCACAGCCGAGACTTGGAAGTAGGTAATTGTTTATACACAAAGTACAATGGGCTCTGACCTTTCCCAACCTACGTCGACATCGTTGTTTCCAACTACCTCTCGCTTCGTTCCTATTGCTAAAGAGTTTTTATGTACTGTGTTTGTGTTTTTTGACAGCCAACAATCTATCTACGTCAACCAGTGAGCCCAATTCTTTTGATGGCTTCCTCACAGTGGTGGTCGATCAACGTGTACGAGTGTCCTTCTCAGGGGACCTTTTTCTCAGCGGTATTT